CCTCGCGTTGTTGGAGAGGATAATGCGCAAGAGACCGCGGTGGACGCAGTTACATTCCATCCTTGCGACACTGAATGCTAGTATTGATGCACAGCACTTCGAATAATTATATTTTTTTGATCGCGCGTATAATCCTTTAGCAACATCGCCACGACTTCGGGTTGATCTTACTGATATCAATCTCCGAATGGCTGATCATAATTACTGTTTCAATTCCGAGGTCGATGAATACGCGTTGTTCTGCGAATTTCTCCTCGCCAAGAATGCGCTTCAGTTCACTTAAAACATATTCTTTGCGGCCGGAGCCGAGAGCGATTGTTCGTTCTGCCACAACCATCAGGTCGGCAATTTGCTTCATCAATGCCATGGTTGTCATGATGCTAATATATCTTCGGCGATATATCACTGGACAAAAAATATGTGTCAGGAATCACGGGTCAATGCTTCGGCCAATCCATCAGGAATGCGATACTCAAAGATGCCTGGATTAGCAGAAAACCAATCCCAGTCGATCTCATCCTGGTGTGTACGCAATTGTTCAATCGCCCATGGATGTGGATTTTTTGAAAGCCATTTATATTTGAGGTTATCCAGAGATTGAATAATGTCTATCGCTTCTGGATTCGCACAAATATGAGCATTATCTATCTTATCTGGATGCTCGCGTAACCAATGGATCGCCCCTGGATTTTCATTAAACAAATCTATGCGCATCTCAACTTTGCCAGCTATTAGCAGTTCAATGGCTTTTGGATGACTATTGGAAGAAAACCATTCTGGTTCTATTTCAAAACCACGAGCCAACAAATCATCAAATACGGCCGAATTTTCCCAGATGGAGGAATGTTCAATGAAGTTATAGATATTATCCCGAATATGGTCCGCCGCGGCTGGGTTGCATGCAACCCAATAAGATTCAACGCGCGGATCAACCCATCCTGCTTCAAGAGCCCTAGGGTTTGAATGTAAGAACTGAATATCCAATTGCGCTCGATCGATCCATGACAATAATCTCAGTTCCATACAATATCCTGCGACTGTGCAGGCAATGTCTTTCGGGAATCCCGCGAATTCTATCACAATGCGCGTTCTATTCCATGATGACATCGCGCCTTAGTTTATCTGCCATTTCTCTTTCATTTTTTCCAAAATTCAATGTACGATCCGCATCATTGCTACATATACTCTTTAAGCGGTTTCCCCATAAAGTGCGGCTGTAGCCATTAAAAAGTGATTAAATCCGACCATATACACGTTGCAATCATGTTTGAAGTGAAGGATACTGCGGTTGATGAAGAAGCTGCGAAAAAATACCATCAATTGCTTCCTAGTGAATCAATTAAAAATGTATCCATGTGGGTCGGATCTCATACCTGCGAAGTGCAAATGACTCATGTATTGAATGAAGCCGGAACGGCATTCGAATCGCGCTCATTGATATATCCACCAAGCATAGTACAAGTATTTATGGAGCAGATAGCAAATGCGCTTGATCATCGCAATGAGTATCCAAACGATACTACCGTGTTCCGATTTTCATTTGACAAGACAACTGGCGAGGCTTCTGTAATGAACAACGGAAAGTCAATGCCAGTTGTTGTCGTGCGCGATGCAACTAAGACACCTGTATGGTGTCCGCAACTACTTTGCAGCGGATTTCTAACCAGCTCGAATCACAATAAAACATCCGGCGCACAACGCATCACTCTAGGGGCGCATGGAATTGGACTTAAATCTATGACATCAATGTCCATGCGCATGCGCGTAGAATGTGTAGATCTCGAACGTAAGCTGTACTATTGTCAGGATATTCTTGAATGCAACACAAAGATCATGCCGCCGACTATCGTTGCGTTGGATAAGAAAAATAAGCCGCCGCCGGAAATGAAAACCGGCGGGACGCGCTTCACTTATACGCTAGATTATTCGTTCTACAAATCTCTGCCGCAAGATATTTTCACTACAATGGATCTAATCTTCAGAGCCCGCACGTATCAAGTGGCAGGCTATTCTGGTGTTGTAACCTATTATAACGAGGAAAAGATCCCGATAAAGACGGCGAAAGCTCTTGCGGAAATGTATTTTCCGGATGTTTCATACTTCGAACTGCAACATCCAGAATGGAATCTCGGTGTCGGAATTGCGCCAGTCATTGCTGGTAAGCCAGAAAGTATATCTATTATAAACGGCGGGTTTATTCCGCAGGGAGTACACTTTAAACATATCTTTGATAAGATCGTTGATGATCTGAAACCGAAGGTTGAAAAATTTCTCAAAGATAAAGTGCGCTGGGATCGGAAGCTCGTCAAAGGAAATATCAGTTTAATTATCATCGGCACTCTGCCGGATCTCCAGTTTGATGCACAAATCAAAAACAAGCTTGGTATGAAAAATCATACTGAGTACTTCAAACTTTTCAAGTGGCCCAGTACGTATGCGGACAAAGTATGGAATATTGTCAAGATCGCGCTCGGTGAAAAATTTATAATCAACAGTAAAACTAAAGGCGGATCTAAGGGCAGAAAGCTAGAAAATCCTGGCAAATATACTCCCGCGGGAAAGTTACGCACGGCAGAGAGTGATCTACTCGCGTTTGAAGGAGATAGTGCCCGGAGTTCTGCTATTACTGCGATGACCGAAAACCTGTCGGGGTTTAGCCGCGAATCCAAAGGAATCATTCTGCTCGGCGGCTGTCCAGTCAATGTGCGCAAACATATGACTGACACAAAAATCGGCGCGACTACATATCGGAAGCCAGATAAAATGGTATTGAACAATTCCGTTTGGAATGATTTCATGACAATTATGAATCTTCAATATGACAAAAAATATGACACGACGGAGTCCCTCCGGACACTAAATTATCAACACTACACAAATATCACTGACAAGGATATGCACGGCATGGGTAAGATCGGAGCCATCATGATTGGCAATATTTCGCAATTCTGGCCAGAATTGCTCGCAGTGCCAGGCTTCCTAGGATATTTCGATTCTATATTAATTCGCGCATATCCGAGCGATCCAAAAAAATCCGCGGTAATGGAGTTTGGTTCGCAAGAAGAATATAATAGTTGGCGGATCTCCACATTTCCGAATGGAATTCCCAGTGCCTTCTGGGACGTCAAATATTTTAAGGGAATGGCTGGCCATAATGACGAAGAATGTGTTCATATGTTCCGGAACTACGGAAAACTGCGAATGGCTTACACAGACGACCAAAAAGCCGGATTACTGCGAATCGCGGGATACTTCGGGAAGGACGTGGATCTACGAAAAGAACTGCTGCGGCTTCCAGTCGAGCCGATTCCGTGGGTACAAAATAGGAGATCAATTGAACTACAAACATACTGCGATTACTACGTGAGAGAGGAACAGCAGTACAATATCATCTGTAAACTCAACAATGTTTATGATGGTTTTATCTTCAATCATCGGAAAATTGCATATGGTGCGATGAAATACAAAAACTCAAGTGATCACAATAATCCAATTCTCGTATTCCAGCTCGGCGGATATATTGCAAAAGAAACAAGCTATCATCACGGCGACGCATCCCTCAACGGTTCTATTATTTGGATGTCGCAGGATTTCGTCGGAGCGCGGAATATCCCACATCTTCTGCCATTGAGTCAAATGGGCTCGCGCTTTTCATCAGAAGATGATGTTGCGCCGCGATATGTATACACCCAATGTAATCCGATTGTTGATCTCATATATCCCAGCGGAGATCGGGAATTGTATGACTTTCTGATTGAAGATGGGAAAGAAACTGTGCCGAAATATTTTGTGCCGGTCATCTGTATGCCGGTGTTGGAAACAAACAGCCTACCCGGCACTGGATGGCGAATTTCTAAACTCGCGCGCGATTACCATGATCATGTCGCAAATATTCATCGTATGCTTGATGGATTACTGCCAGAACGAATGCGCGCATGGACGCCTGGCTGGCATGGAGATATAATAGAAATCAATGGAGTTGAGTGGTCAATCGGGAAATGCACATATAACGCTGCAAGTAATACTGTGACTATTACTGAGCTACCATATCAGGTAAAAGTAGATACATACATCAATGGCAAACAAAAAAGTGCGAAAGCGGCAGCTTTAGAAGAAGATGATGAAAAAAAGAAAATTGTCTGTCTGCGCGATCGACCATTGATTAAGGCAGATACTATCGTAGATCGCAGTTCAAAGATTCAAATAAGTATTTCATTTGAGTTGATGCCGGATGCGATGCAAACGATTCTGCGCGATTACGGAAATGAGCATTTCGATCCACTCACGGAATACTTAGATCTCAAGGAACATTTCGGCGCGGAACTTAATTTTACTAACGCAGATGGAACGGTGGTGTCATTCGCTACATATGAAGCCGCAATGGTTCCATGGTTCAAAGAGCGACTTCAACTTTATCCCAAACGGTTTGAGCGTCGAATAATCATAATAAATCTAACTATCAAGATGCTCAAGAACCAAATCCGCTACATGAATGAAAGGTCAACTCTCAAAATTTCTGGGCAGAAGAAGGCTAGGCAAATTGAGATATTGGCTGAAGCGAAATTCGATGTATTCAATGCCACGCGACTCAAAGCGCCGCGCGTGAAAAATGATCAGATAGAGTCGATCGTCCACGGCGATGGTGCGTCATACGCCTATCTGCTTAACACGACGGATTTAGATTCATCTCTTGAGGAGATAGACAAATTATCTGGCGAAATTTTGACGTTAGAAATGGAGCGCGCCGAATTACAATCTTCTGACATTGTTAAGCGAACTTGGAAGGCCGAGATTGCTGCCGTAACACGCCGAATTGATGATGTACGAATCAATGGCTGGGTACCAAAAGGAAAGTACAAATATAACTAACCGCGAATCTCGCTCCCATAAGCTCAGAATACTGTTTAGAGGCTCAAATCGCAAGATTCGCGCATCGTATATTTTTTGCAAAATTTTGAATCTCGCGGATGCTCATAACTTCATTATGCGAACTTTCTGATCAATGTCGCAAGCTCGTATATTAGATGGATTGGCACATGATATATGCGCACATAGAAATGCGTTGATTAACGATTTACTATGTGTAATATCTACGTGCGATGTTATACCCATCATAATTGATTACGCATGCTGGAATACTAGGATGGTAGAGATAGCAAAGCATAAAGGGGTTATTTTTCTCAAAACACGGGCCCCTTGCTCATTGCTAGGTAAAACCCTTGAGCTATGTATTGTCATATATATTCCAAACATATTACATGATAGGATACCTATGACAGGATATCTATCAATAGCTGAAAACTCTAGCATATGGAATATTATTTGTAAGCTAGATACGGAGAATCATTGGGCATATGATTGTTTGACATATGCGCTGCGAGATCATATACCAGAGAAAAATCAGAGTGACAGCTAGATGGAACTTAGTTATTTTTTAAAACTTGAAATATCAGAAATCAAACAAGTGAGTTGCGCAAAAACTATAACGATACAGCGTGTATCCATGATCACTATTAGGAGCGCCGGCCCGATTATTGTGAGAATCTTTGGTTACGATGACGATCGGCATGACATTCATATTGATGCTCCCGTAGGGTCGTGCATTGAGATTAATCCGCCACAGGCTGATGTATCCGATGATGTAGAAGATTTGGATGATCCGGACTTGCCTGAATCGGATGCAGGGGCGAGCGATCCCGGGACTCTTCCATGTTCATAAAATCAAATTGCAATGCAATTCGCGACACTAGGCGCTGGTGAATAAACGCACGCGATAGTTATTTTTTGAGACAAAAAAATCATCAAACCGGTCGTTGCGGCGCAAATCAATTAGTAGATTTGTTTAAGCGTTTAGATTGCATGGGATCACTTAGTTCCGATGCTCGCTCCGCGCAATTTCTTGCTATCGAAGTTGTCGCCGAAGTCGTACATGCTGTTGTCAAGATCGTCACTGTTCTCTGCTCGGTAAGCAGCCCAGAATGTCTTCCAGTCACTCACTTGCGCCCCTTGTGCCTTCAATCGGTTGAACTTGTTGAGGGCAGTTCGTAACAAGTCTTCATTTCCCAGAACATAGTTGGGCTGTTCGACGAACTCGGGACCAACGCCATGGCCAAGGAATGTATCAGTCTTATCATTGCCTCGTGGCCGGGCATAGTTGTCCGACAATCTTATCTCATTGGGATGGCGAGCACCGAGCCATTGGGAAGTCATTCCCGATTTTGCGGTATACGCAACCCAACCTGCCATCATAAGCATAATAGCAACAATGCCCAGCCCAACACCAAGAGCTGCCATTCCCTTATTGCCTTCAACGAGCTTTTTACTGGCATATGCCCATCCGGGAACAATCATTCCCGCCTTTTCCAAAACTACATGTAGTTTTGGCAGCTCAACCCCACCGCTTGAGGATGTAACGTACGACATATTGACTTTGTAGTCAGCGTCAAGTATATGAAGACCGATCCAAAGTTCGCCGAAAAAAATAAATCCGCGGCGTGCAGCTGTGCAATAAAAATATCTGACACATAGCACGTCATGCGATACGGTCGCGCAATCCTATGACTCTCGGAAATCGCGGAATACCGGCAGTAGTTGTATCGCCATATGAGATGCGCAACATACGCCCGCGATACTCGGTCTCGAATTTATCGGGCATCGTTTTGAACAACGCGCGCCTTTCCTCTAAGGTCTCCGCGGGTCGCGCAGAAAACTCCTTTCCATTGGGCATGCGCAAAATCCAAATAATTGCATCGGCATCCCGGCCTTCGCCGGACTTGTATCCCACGATTTCAAACTCAGAATCATAAACCGGCTTGAGCTTTAATACATTGGATGATCGCACTTCCTTCCGGATCCCAATTTCGTACATCCCATTCGGATTTCTGAGAACAAGACCTTCATGCCCCGCATCGAGGGCCGCGCGGTATATCTTTTCTATCTGCGCCTCCGTGGTGACGATATCTTCTGATACCAATGCTAGCCCCGGACAAATTGAACCGGCTCGTTTGAACATTTCGACCAGACGAGCATATCTGACCTTGAACGGCTGTGTAGTGTCAACGATGTCGAAAATTCGGTATGATAGAGCAGATGAGTCTGCGGCGGCGTTCATAAAGATACCATTGATGAATTGATGCTTCATTTTGGGTGCCCAAATCTCTCCGTCGAAGGTAATTTGTTTCAATTCCGGCTGTGCGCGTACAAATGACTCTAGCTGACCGCGAATATGTGTCAATGGATTTGGTGGCGTATCACCCTGCCGACCCCAAAGATCAACCACCACAGGTCGATCAAGGTCGACGCCGGCTATCAATCTGTTGCCGTCGTACTTGATACTTGAATACATTTCCTGACCGGGCGACCAGTAGCTCGTGCCAGAAATATCGAATTTCCCTTCTGCGCTTTGTGGCGGAAACTCATGCAACGCCATAGGTTTGATGCGGCCCGCTTGTATCGTGGTTAACTCGGCGGCATCCGTCGCCGCTACATATCCGCCTTTGCGCGCGTTCTTATTCCACTTAGTCTCTGACTCACTTATTGCCTGCTGAACAATGTTGGTCGCATTTTTCTTTCCGAGATTCTTGCCAGAGGAGACATAAGTTGGTGCGCTCCTCAGTATCTTGCCACCAAGTTGCCCTGTCTCGCTGTAGTATGCCGCGACGTATCCTACAGGAACTGGTAAGATTCCAGACACATATTCTGCCACCACGGGTATGGTGCGCTCGCTACCAAGTTCCCAGTTGGTATCGTTTATCTTCCCCGGCGCTTCAACCAAGATAACAAATTGATGAGAAAATCTCTGCTGACCGCGCGCATTCAATGATACCTGCGGAATAAGAGTGAAGACGCCATCTATGATTTCGTGCTTCGCCACTGGATGAGCAGTAGCTTCATCACTTTTGTTTTCAGTCTCCATTGCGACACTGGAATATACGTAGGTAACAATTCATATTTAACAGAGTCACCACCATGGACACATATTGTATCCAAATATCGTAATATTCTAGGATCAGAAGATATGAAAGATAAACTCGCGAAGAAACGAATGAAGGACTCTAAGAGATCCATGAAACTTTATAAAGCAGAGATGGATTCATATGAATTTGCATAATTCGAGCTCGATGCGGCAATTGCGCATATCCGAGCATTAAAAATTGAAAATAAGCTCACTAATTAAACATTTCGCGCAATTCGCGGATGGATCTATGGATATTGCTTAATTTGCTTGTACATCATCTCATTCTGTCTAGTAAAAGTTTTCAGCACGAAATTTCAAACAATATGGCCAAGCGTTTAGCGATTGATGATGAAATAACTAAAGAGCGAAAACTACTACAAATTGTCGGCAACTGTGCATATGGCTCTGATGCATACAAAACAATTCGTGCGGACCATAGCCAACTTTTAAGTGACAAGCGCGAATCGTACGTTGAGCTTGAAATATTGAAGGTTGAGAAGGATTTCGTGGAAAATACTATATGTTCCTTACAGGAATTAATACGCGAGATCGGCATGCGCAAATGAATGTTTTTTTTGCAACTAGCATTCTGCTTGAAAAAATTGAAAATATATGCCTAAATAACCTTGTACCCTCAAGATTTCTTATAGTTACCAATGGGCAAACACTGCTATCCAATTGAAAACGCGGATGCCAGAGACAAACAATTTGCAAATGACCGTGTCATAGAGTCATTCAAAAAGCAGGGGTTGGGTACTTCTGTTTATGGTGCGACTATAGCACTTCTTGAATCAGCCAGTCTTTTGACTATCAAAAAGCTCTTTGCAGCTTGTGGGGAGTATATTAGAAGATTTATCATCATCGAGGATGATGTAGACAATGAACAGGATATCCGCGATGCCGTGGAAAAACTGGAAGAGAAACAACCCGAGTTAGCAAAGATGACCACTGTTGTCGGAGGAGACATTTTCCAATACTTGCGCGAAAGCACTGAGAAGATTGATTTCGCTTGGATTGACTCAATGAACAGTCGCTTACCATCTCTGGGAAGGCTGAAGCACGCCATGCGAAACATGAAATGCCTCGCCATCACTATTGTCGGTCGTGCAAACGTGGGTGGCTCTGTTGTGAAACGGGTTGGAGTTATTTCGAGAAGCATTCAATCAGTGTTCACTCACAAGATTTTGGATTGGGGTTACAAATCAACATCAGAAGAGCATGATGGAACGTATATGCAGCTCTTCGCATTCGGCAAACGATGGACCAAATGTACTTTCAGGGTGCAGAAAAAGCTGAGGGATCAACAAAATAAGAACAGAACACGGTTGCGCTTGTATGGCCATAAGAGAGTCAAAGTTGTGGACGGCCCGCCAGAAAACTGGCCAGATAAAGGTGAAATGGTAGAACTTTGAGCTATCCGCGCGGATGCTTATTTTTTGCATCTAAACTTGAAAATAAGCTTACTGATTAAAAAGTCGCGCATGTATGAATTCCAATACCCGATTACTCATCTTTCTGATCAGAGAACATATTAAGAGCGAAATTAATCTGCACTCGCGCGAGATCCAAAGATTACAAGAATTATCTTCCGATTACGAATATGAAATCAATCATCTTAGAAACCGAATTTGTCGTATATCTCATACGTATCATGCTGATAGAATAGAATCACTTGATAATAAATGTAATCGCTGGGAATTAAAACGGGACGCAATTATAAAACAATCATTGAGAAATATCAGAAGACGGCGTCGACTGTTGCATTTGGAACGTAAACTAACACGTCTTATTGATCGCGACTAAGGAATTGGCATATCATCCTTTTTCGTTGATTTTTTTGCATATCAAATAATATGCGTCCCGCGTGAATTTCCATTTCAAAATATGAAGTCATAATTCCATATACACCCTGTTGCGGTATCTACCTGACAGCCCAATATATCTATATGAATGGCTCAGATTCTACGGCAGGTATTGAATCCAAAGAGACAGAATCGAAGGCACAATCATCCAACCTATTGGATGCGCTGAACGCTGTAGATGCGGAATTAGATGCGTCGTTGAATGTCAAGCCAGAAAAACGAGCACGGAAGCCGCGTGATCGCCATGATACGGCAGATGATGTGGCGGAGACAAAAATAGCCGTACGCCAACTTGTCACATCACAACAGCGATGGCGCCCGATTTCACACAGCCATGTTACTGGAATTCGCTTCGCCGTCAATTCGCCTGATGATATTCGTCAAACCGCGGCTGTTGAAATAACAAACAAAAATATCACCCAGAATGACCTGCCAGTATTCGGTGGCGTCTATGATCCGAACCTCGGCAGTCCCGATAAATGGAAATGCGTACACTGTAATAACACCCGCCCGGCCTGCCTTGGTCATTTCGGTTATATGACCATGAAATATCCTCTGCCCAGTATGCCGGCCGCGCTTAAAACAGTTATTCATTATGCAAAAGTCATTTGTTTGGAATGCGGCGCGTTCATGCTCGGAGATAAACGTGTCGTTGGTTTCAAGAAGGATAAGCTTTTAGAAAAGTATGCATCGATCAGTCACGTCAAGAAGAAGAAATCTCAGGAAAGCAGTAAGCAGATTAAGGTGAACGACGAATGCCCGAAATGCAAAGCGCCGCATCCTGTGATTCAACTTAACACAGCGACTATTGCGCGTCGTCAATTTCATACCGTGCTTAAGCAGACGATGTATGACAAAAATGGCTTGGAAATTGAGACCACATTGTATTACCACAAGTTGCTCGAGGCATTTAATCGCGTCAGCGATGAAACTGTTGCGATTCTCGGAAAACCATTGAGTTCGCATCCGCGGAATCTCATAAGTTACTATCTGCCAGTTCCAAGCAATATTATTCGACCCGACAAAAAAGTAATGGCCGGAAATCGCTCGGGCAGTGATGATTTAACAAAATTTCTTAAACTCATCATGGAACTCAATCTCAGTCTTCCGGACATTATTCCTAATATTATTGATTCGGATCTCGCCGAAAAGTACTTTGAGCTTGGCGAACGTTATTATGGTCTGCACCTTAGTTCTGCAGACTCAAATGCAGCGCGCGGGAATCAATCACTGACAGCGGGATACGATGGCATTGCGGGTCGTATCCCTCTTAAAAAGGGTCGCATTCGCAATGATCTTATGGGTGGCCGATCATTTCTCACTGGCCGTAGTGTCATCTCTGGCGATCCAAGACTGCCATTGCATGTTCTAGGCATGCCATTCTTTATGGTGCGTAGATTTTATAAAGACATGACGGTATGCGCGGCCAATTACAAGGAGGCAATGATTTACTTCAAAAATGGAGTTTCAGTGTATCCCGGCGCACGATGGGTTATCAAAGGTTCGACCGGAATTAAGTACAATATTGAATCGCTCAAGGATGATTTTGTTCTCGAACTCGGCGATACAGTGCGTCGCGATATCATCGACGGCGATGAAGTTATGTTTGGCCGACAGCCAAGTCTCTGGAATGATAGTATCAGATGTTTCTACATCCGCGTCATGTATGATGGCGATACTTTGCGGATGAACCCGTGTGTATGCGTCTATTTCAATGCCGATTATGATGGTGATGAGATGCTTGTAATAATGCCGAGTCATCTCGCCACTGGCATCGAAATAGATATGTACGCCAACATATCTTCTTCTGGTACATCACACCAGGATGGCGGACCAATGGCAGGAATGTTCCAAAATTCTCTGTGGTCGATTTCTAAGCTCACGACTCATGGCATTTCTGTTTCAAGGGATATTATGATGGATATGGTATCAATGATTCCCGAAAGGATCAATATTCCCGTCGAAAAGAAAACTTTCACCGGCAGAGAGGCGGTATCATACGTAATTCCTAAAAAGATTAGCATGCGCGCTACGCCAATGATGTATAATCCCAATGCACCACAACGCTGGGATCCTAGTGATTCTGTAGTTGAGATCCGCAACGGACAGCTATTATCCGGCGTACTTGATAAAGCAACCGTCGGCCAGAGAAAAGCAGGATCCCTATTCCACAAAATCACGCATCTCTACGGTCCGCGAAAGTCCAATGCGGTCATCTATTCTATGCAACAATTAGCAGAGTCATTCATCATGCAATATGGAAGCACAGTTCATCTTGGAGATTTTCTTGTAAGCCCCGACGCCAAGAAAGCTATTCAATGCCAAACAGAAAATCTGATCGCGCGATCTATCCAATTTCATGACGAGTATCGTCTTGGATATTGCATCCCGCCATTGGATATGACTGCGGCGGAGTTTCATGAACGGCAACAACTAGAGATACTTCAACTTACCGAGCACAAAGCGATCATTGCGGCCGATCTTGATATTAATAAGAACAATCTTAAGCATGCAAATGAAAAGTGCGGAAAGGGAGATCCGAAGAATACAGAAGCGACACTCGCCGCGGTTGGCCAACAATCAATTCGCGGACAACGGCTTGGTACTGGTTCATGGCGCGCATCCGCATACTATCCATATTTCTGCTCTGATCCAAGGGCGCGCGGGTTTATTGCAAGTCCATACATTCATGGTCTGACGATACCGGAACAATTAGCAATGGCAGAAGATGTGCGACATCAGTTAATTCAAATTCAGCTAAGTACGGCGACGGCCGGTCATGCGGCGCGCGAGACAATGAAAGGCCTTGAATTGATTGTCATCGATCCATACCGGCGCGTAATGAAGCAAAATCAATATTTGGTCCAACCATTGTATGGAAATACAGGTTTGGACATAAGAAACATTGTGTATTCCGATATTCGTCACATCACCATTAGCAATGAAAAGTTCAAAGCCGATTATCTATCCAGCGCGGCTGACTTTGGTATTTCCGACAATCAAGATGCCACAAAAGCATTTGAAGGCGAATTTGCACGAATTTCGCACGATCGCGCATTCTTCCGCAAAGGTGCCATGCAGGTAGAATCAGAATATATGGATCCAAGATTACTGAAGAACAAGGTAGTCGTCGGGTTTGACATTGATATGATTATATTGACAACGGTCAATCTTGCAAATCCGGCGGATGAATACAAATTAGATCCGATAGCAGCAATTGAAATGCTTGAGGCATTTTGCGAGAAACTCCCATATGTATTCTCGAATCATGAAGAATACAAAAAACGTGCGCGTGTTCCAGATGCATATCGAACAGCCGTTATTTCACCTATTATGTTGTTGCGCGATCGCTTATGTGTTAAGCAGATGGCAAAAATGAAGATCACCAACATTCTGCTTGAATCAATCTTGGATCAGATATTTGTACGATTCAAGCAGTCGCTCGCAGATTCTGGACTCGCGGTTGGACCAATCGCATCAGAATCGCTTGGTGAGATGTACACCCAATATATGCTTGATTCAAAGCATCGTCAAGCTGGTTCTCTTAGTGAGAAATTGCGCGGCATTGAGATTATTATTGCACGACAAACCGCAGGAATGAAGAATCCGAAGATGCTCTTACATGTACTGCCGAAATATCAGAAAGACCGCGAGAAGGTGACAGAAATCGCGAGCAAGCTGGAAGTGATCAAAATGGAGCAATTCATTGAGCATACATATCAATTCGGCGGGGAGCAATTCGGCATGCCAAAACATAAACTTCTGCGTGACCAAGTACAGTACATAGAGGAGATGAAAAAATATCAGAGCATACATGTTCCTGCCGATTTAAGTATGTATGTGATTCTTTTCCATCTGAATGTTGATCAGATGATTCAACGATATCTTACTCTTGATGTTGTCGTCCGCGCTCTTCATACATTCAATGACCGGATCTTCGTTGTGCATAGTCCGGAAACTACAACTACGCCAACAATTGCATGCTATGTGCGCAGAAGTGCGTTGTCTAGTACTCTCGGCCATCACGCGTCTTTAGATAATCTCGAATACGAGATCAGCCAAACTGTTCTGCGCGGCATTACAGGAATTATTTCTGCGTCAGTAATTGAATTTACGAAAACAATTGAAGCAGAAGATGGAAGTTTAGTTACTGATACAGTTTTCGCAATACGTACACGCGGAACAAATCTGAAAACTATGCTCCAAATTGAAGAGCTAGATCCGGATAAATGCCAGTCAAATAGTATTCATGAAATGGCCGATGTTTTCGGAATTATTCCTGCCTATCGGAAATTAATCACAGAAATGCGCGTCTCATTCTCCGGGCCCGCATATGCCCATTTCACTATTTTCGCAAGCGAAATGACATTTACCGGAGTCGTAACTGGCATTACAAAGGCAGGAGCCAGTGCGCGAAATAATGATGTATTGCCGCGCGCATCTCATATTTCGCCGATTCCCACAATTGTAGAGGCCGCGATAAATGGTGTCGAAAATAAAATCCGCGGAGCTTCTGCCAGTCTTATGCTCGGTGGAACAATTGCAGACATCGGAACCACTGCGAGCAAGATTATTATTGACGAAGATGCTGTTCGCGAAATGCAATCCAAAGTAGAAGATCTATTGTAACTGACTCAATGCGCGCTGATGCCATTGCATACTAGCAACAACTACATAAATATATTTTTTGACCAATCGCGAGATCGGAATTTTGAAATATACTTCTGATTAATCAAATGGCCGCATATTGCGATGTAGACATATGTGCCAAATGTATTCCATGCCCAGTGCATTCTGCCAAGCGGTTTCCGAATGAAATCGCAAAAATGAAAACCGTATTGGTTCTAACCAATGTTCCCGCGTTCATTCCGGTTGACCTCGGGATACTAATCATTGAGTATTATGGCCGTCTGAGTAACAGCATGCTTGGGTATGAATGTGGATCGGAACTGTATGCGCGAATCCGGCGTGAAAAGTACTCGGGGCGCTTTTTGTTGAATGATGTGCGCAATTTTGACTCGTATGAGCGCGAAATGGATAAACTTATCACAGTATTGTTGTATATCTTCCAGGTCAAATTCGCCGATATTATTGCTGAATACGCTGGAACAAGACATTATTGGTCCATGCAAAATTTTAGACGGGCGCATTCAATAGCATTTCCGTCGATTCATCGCAATATATTGTCATTTCATAATGACTACGATCCGACGGAAATGCAACAATACATGGATGATTTGGCAGCATGGAGGCATGTTTTGATCACTTGGAAACTTTATTTTAAAGGTAAATATCCAGGCGCGAAATCATTCTCCACAATTGTTATGCGTCAAATATTTGACACTATTATTATGATTTCACTAACAGATCCGTCAAGCTCGCGTAAAGATATGAACCAGTACGATTTTCTTGATTTCTTCTATGAACTTACTCTACTTGCACTACCAGAGGAAATATGCGACACGCCGCGAAACAAAATGATGTGCGAATGATATATTTTTTTCAGCAGAGAACAATAAGTGATCCAAACAGGATCATCATTGATTGTATATCAGCTACAAGCGAGCCGAGATAGACCATGGCAGATATAGAGGCACTCGATACATTCAATGGGATCATCAAGCGGCTGGTGAAATTCGCAACAAGTAAATCTAAGAAACTTTCACTAGGAGGAGCCGTACGCCGAGTACGATTACTGCTAGATGATGCTCCGCTCGCCGCACTGACGGCACTTGCTCCCGTGTTAGAGAAGAATAGAACACAGGTGATGAACTCGGATGAGAAATATTTCATGGAAGCCGACTTCGCGACCGAGATACCAGAAGAGTATGAAGAGGATCGGAAAGAGATTATCTTTGTCATCACGAAGCTCAAAAAAATCTATGCGCAGAAGTGCAAACCGGACGAGAAGAAACAAATTCTGAGCGATATGAAGCTTCTACTTCTGACGTACGATACTTATATGAAGAAAACATCCTGCAAATAAGTAATTTCGCGAAATGCGAAAAAATGATGCGTTTTTTTGGTTCGCTCAACCATGAATGCATTTCGCATTCAAATCTCAGGCGCGTGCCGTATTTAAAATTTGGTATTAATAGTAAGATATCGCAGCAGAACAATCGGCAATTATGCTGTAACAGCTACGACAACAGGCGTAGGAACTACTTGCTCGGGCTGGACGGCGGCCGCGGGCTGAGCAGCAACTGGCTGTGTATCACTAGCAGTAACTGGTTGTGTGCCACTAGCGGATGTCGCGGCGGTGGCCGCAGCTGTCGCTGCAAGTGCCGCGGCTTCAGCGTTCTTCTTTGCCTTCTCTTCCTTCGCCTTCTTCTCCTCTTCTGCCACGGTCGCCAGGTGCGCATCAACATACGCATGCAACCCTGGAGCTTGCGCCCTTGTGTACGTGAGGATAAAATTAGTAATACTTGTGATCGTGTTGGCCTTGATGGTCTTCACATCCGCATAGCCCGTTTGGTTCTGAATAAGATCGCCATACATGCAGACCAATTCATAAACGACGAGTGAGCAGAAATGCTTGACATCGCCAGAAATCTCGCACGTCACATTTTGACTTTGGCATACCTCGCGGACGATATTCTGCGAGTGATGTTCGAAATCAGCCTCGGGCGTCTTGACTTTCTTTGGTGATGCAACCTTCTCTTCAGGTGCTGCGGGAACCGGCGCAGGTGAAGAAGTTGCGGCTGCGGCTTGCGGCGCGGCTGGTTGCGCTTCAGCAGGTTTTGCATCAGCCACGGCAACCGATGCGGTTGCGACTTTGTCGGCTTTCTTCTTCTTTTGCTTCTCCTTCTTTTCCAGAAGTTTTTGAGCGGCGTCTTGCAATCTCTTTGCATGGTCAACCCTCGCGGCAGCTACGCATTTCAGCTCCTTGATCAAAGGCCATGACTCAAGAGTGGTGATGTCCTCGACGACATGATGCAGCTTAATGACGCGCTTCTCTTCGGCCTTGAGGTTCTTCAAACCAGCGCGAGCAAGATCGCGAACGACATAGTTGGCAGTGGCAGTAAATGTGTCAATGGCGTCGTCTCCGGTTCGGATGGTATCTTGTTTGATCATACGACGCAACGCCTTGGCTTCTTCCTTGGTCAGTTGTCGATCACTCCAAGATGATCGCTGCCCTTGAAGGAGTCCGTAAAGAGTATTGCGAAGGTCGAGTTGTTTCTTCTGTTCATCCTTCATGCTCTTCAGTTCTTCTTCTGTAGGCACCTTGGGCTTGTGCGCAAGAATCAATGCGACTGTAGCATCACTGAGCTCTCCAAACTTCTTTGGAAGATCAGTTTTGCCATCCTTATCTTTCAGCAACTTGAGCTGTCCAATCGCAAGGCTGACCTCGGGACCCATTGAGTTACTCAGTGCTTTCCGGACTCGTGTCTCAGAGACGCTGGATCCGGTTACAATTTTTGGAGGAGGGCGTGGCTTCTTCTCCTTGGCGGGTGCCGGTTGTGTGGCATCGACCTTCGCTTCAGCATTGCTGACTGGCGCGGCTTCGGCGGGTTTCGCATCGGGCGAACTTGTCGGCGCCGCTACGGCAGGAGTCTTAGACTTTCTTGCAGGCATGCCGGATATAATAATCTCTTCAGCGTCTAGTTCAACTAGGTGCACGCGTATAGGAGTATCAATGCCATTTGCTTTGAACGTAATGCGGTCATGTGGTCTGTCATAAAATTTTTATGAGCGCTACACATATCGCACAGGCTATCAGGCATCATCCGCGCGAGGTGTCGCGGGTGTCATACAACATCATCTGCTCAGTAAAATTTTTGTTTGGCAGAAAGGATTATTATTATTTATTTGTGCGAGCCGCGAAAAAAATAATTTGGCCAAAAATCATATGATGCGCGAATCTTCAATACAGAGGCTTATTTCATAATTCTGAGCGTATGGCAACGAGATTCGCGGATTGGGCGTCTTGTTCTAATTTCAAGCAAATGCCCGCATGCCGAAGTATGAAAGCAAGCGCATCTTCTCCGCGTTCTCCATACGCGAGGCATACAGTTATGAGAGGTCCCAAACGCGCTTTCGCAGTGGCCAACAGATATTCGTTGTCTGTTTGAAATTTACATATATGCAGCAATTTGTCATAGTAATGGTCAATCATTGAGATAGAATTTCCAGAATACGCGGCATATCGTTCCGGTGTTGCAATCTTCCAAAGCTCCTCTTCTGTCTTTGCTTTCGGAGTTTCATCAGTAAATAACGGATGGCCAATTTCTTTTGTGTATTCCCATGCGCGGATTACTCCAACCCATCCTGCCGCTTCAAGTCTATCTGCCCAGCGCGGATACAAAACCCATGGTTTCAGCCGTACATTGTCTGGAATATTATTCTTATTTGCACTAGCGGAAACATAGCTGATCATTTCTATCACACGTTCTTCTATAGCAGAAGAACCAATGGTTTTAACTATGTGACGCGCATTTTCGTAGTTCTTATTATGTGGGAAGTACTTTTTATCATCTGCATCATGCAGTAGCGCGGCTAGCTCAACTGCGATTTTTTCATTTAGAAATAACATACCAAAACTATCAACTGCCTTTCGGGCATGCATGAGTACCGCAATTGCATGATCATAGCCATGCGTCTCTGGGATTTTATGCTTTTCAAATAGTTCTTTCAAGAGCGCCGCAGCATGCTGAATTGTTGACTTTGGGTTTGCTTCCTCTAAAACTGGTGCGACAGCCTCACCACTGCGATCATCATCATTTCCATATTTGTACAAGGACCATAATCCAATCACCCCGATAGCGATTGCAGCAAATTCTGTCCAAGCGAACATTGTCTTTTGCGATTGTAGCATATCTATCTAGCAATATTCACATTTAAAAAGCAGATAGTGTATCACTAATGATGCGCGAATCTCGTATAGCATCTAAACGTCGAAATAAGGCTCTGTATTGAAGATTTACAAATCGGGCTCGCAATGGACCAAAAAAATGAGATTTCGCAAAACCCGGAAATTCCGCGCGCCAGTTCACGATCGCGACGACAAATCATCCATCCCTTTCATGTATGAAAAGATGATCGGGATAAACACTCGCCGGGCTACGATGTATGCCTCCACGCTTGGAGGATCCGTGAGTAACGTCGTAGTGCTTATATCTGCCGTTATCTCCAGTGTGAAGTCATCCACTACGGCTACAACATTTCCGCTTGGATTATTCACTGCCGCAATGCTGGTAAAGTCTACACTTGGATTCGCAGTGGTAAATCCAGTTATAATTACGATTTCGCCATCAGAAACAAAGTGTTCTACGCGGAATGTCAGATATGTACTAGAGGGTCCATTGATGGACACAACAATGGGATAAAAGTCAGGAAGGAATGAAAGCTGGTTGAGTGGATTCCCGAATGAGATTGAAATCCGCTTGAATTGATCAATGGGCTCGCTGAAATTGTAGATTCCGCAATTCTCGGGCATCAATTTAACTCGGTTGGTTACAATTTCTGTATCAAACATCATGTGATAGTGCCGATTTTCATGGCACATGATAGATGACATTCCGAGTTCCTCAATCAATAGAGTGATTTTTTTGTATGGATTGTCGGCATCTGCGACATATGGAATGAAGAACTCATCGAATTTCATCGAAACTATATTTGCCATCGGTGCTTGTGTACTTACTACTCCGGGTGATTCACCAGGAATACTAGAGATGTTCCAGGCAAAAACGCTCGGCGACGTTGTTCGGATCCTATGTCGCGAATCTAACAAAATGGCCATGGCTTTCAACCGCGGCTTGATGATATTGTTTTTCTTAACATATGTACCGTGAACCGGGATGCCCGCATCATCTCCAGATGTACACAAGACAACAAGATCACCATCGACAGTTTGCATTTTCTGTAATTGCGGCGGTGCGGATCCGGATGAAACAATGCCGGGCGGCGGTTGTGTTAATACCGGCAGCGGCGCGGCTCTTCCAGATATCCCTTCTGCCTGATCAGAATTTTTGTAACCATCCATCCTCGGGAATTGCGCATATGCACTTGGATATCCGCCAATGTGTATGACGCTGCCAGGATCAGTCGGCATTCCATTGATTGTCCCCGCGTTTTTTTTGATGGTGAATCGATCCGGACTGACTGTGACACCGCCGCCGATGTATTGCTTCATCACTTCCTGCGTGTCGATAATAGAATCACTGCGCTCTGAAACATATGTGATGTACCCGAGGGCGATTCGATCTATCGCTTGTTCGATTGGCATACTCGCGAATTTAACTCCATCGAGTCTGCGAATATGATTCATCACAGCCGTGATCTCCAATTTATCCAATGGACGTTTGATTTCTTCCGAAATTCGGTCTACAATAGCATGTACATTCGCTTCTTGCAGCAACCTATTTCGCCCCGCCATCGGAATATTTGAATTCTTTTCATTTGGCAGACGATCATGCTGCGCACCGGGCATCGGCATTTTGATCAGGTGTGTGCGGCAGATATATATGATGTTCGATATGGACACATATAATGGCTAATATTACTACGAACGTCGTGCGATGTACGGCGCGATGTGTCGCGTGATCAAAGGCAAACAGTGATACGACATATACTTGTGGAGGTACTCACGAGACAATGTCATCAGATGATGAAACAGAGATATTGGAGACGAAGGTTGTGAAGCATGAACGTACTCATGAGCGAACCGTGGGTCGCAATCCGAAACCGACGAAGAAGGCGGCGAAGAGTGACATAGAACATTATTTCGGCCAGCTAACAGGAACAGAAGAGCCGGATCTAGAAATTGTTAAGCCGAAAATCGAACGACTCGCCGCGGATATATCAACGATTATCACGAATATGTCCACATTCTCTCCTGCTGTACGAAGTCTCGGGTATGCAGATGATGCGGTTGCTTTAGATACATTTACAAGCCAAGCCGAACAATTTCACACTGAACTCAAAGCTCTCTATATGGGAGCTAAAACACTAAATGGAGAATCGTGGAACGCTATCAAAGGCCATGACTTTCTTCAAATGTGCATGGTCACATGCGCTAATTTAAGTATCATTCATAGACAATTTGTCCAATCATGGGATACCGTGGACAAAAAGTTCATGAATCGATTTTCCGGGCTTCAATTTACACCATTCATGCCATGGTGTAAGATTGACTTCAAACATCTCTGGCTCATTGATGGCGAGCATTCGCGCGATTTGCCAGAGTTATTGTTCACAGTGATGAAAAATCTGTTCAATGCGATGCGTGATATGTATGATGTGTACATGAGTCCCGATGTGAATATCTCAAACCTCAGTGAACTTATTATTTCATCCCTTGGGATGCTGCGAAAGCGAATTCCGCGATGTGACAAAGCATTTAATAAGATCGAAGAAAGCGCGCGGATGCTCAAAGACAATTTCGGAGAGTATTATCGGGACTTCCTTCAAACAAAGGACCCCAATAATATCTTTACAGCATTCATCTCTGATGTATCAACCAGTTGCGGCAATGACACTATGTTGATTCTTCAATGCAGGAAGATCGTGGAATATTACAAGAAGAATGCGCAGATGAAGATTGCATCCGGCGAGATCACGGGAGAGAAGCGGAAGATGTTTGAATCTCTATTGAATAATTATCGCGCGCTGGATAAAAATGCATCTGAATCCGGATTAGCCGTTGAAGACAAATCGGCGATCTCCGAAAGTGATGAATCTGATGATGCAGCGTCCGCTGCAGATGTGGCCGCGACAGAAATGCTGAAAGAAGATGAGCGGGATTTAGATGAGCTTATGGCGCAAATCGAAAATCCTAAAGTTCTCTCCATTTCCGGCGGACAGAAGCCGGGTAAGAAGAAGTGATTGACCATTCGCGGTCCGCGCCCAAAATTAATTGGAATTAATTTTTTTGACCCCAAGATTGGCCATCCGCGAATCTTCAATACAGATGCTTATTTTGATGTTCTGAGCTTATGGCAACGAGATTCGCGGATGGCCAATATTGAGATCAAAAAAAATAATTCGGGCAAGGACCGCGGATGGTCAATTGGTATAGCATCCTTTTGTTTTATTGCCCATCATATATCTTCTGCTCAGCAGCGAGAGAAATACATATCATGAATGACGTTGGAACACTTGGCGCATTCGCCATTGCGATATTGTTACTTGCGATACTTACCATGAATATGGATGGTGAAACACTCGCATTGATCGGCGCAGTCATGTTGTTCTTCCTTGTGTGCCGCAGAGATATGCGCGACAAAGATAAAAAGTCATCTTTTGAAGGCTCAGAAGAATCTTCATCTATTGTGCTGCCAGTGATGGCTGAGGATAATTCACCTGGGCGCGTTGTGGTCGCCGCGGGTGCAGATTTGTTGACAAAGGATCAGCGGCCGCCGGAGCCGAAATATGGAGCATTATCTGGCGATGATCGTGCGAGAATCTCCAAATCGAATAAACTTGCAGTTTCCGAATTGTACGGCAGGAGATACGGCGGAACGATGGACAATGCTTTATATGTGCACAAGCAGCGCATCGGTGACAGAGACCGCCAGGCAACGATTAACCAAATCCGTGGACGCAGAAATAACGTTTACGCACCTTTCTACAAACAAGAGCTTTCAGAACATAGTGTGAAGAGGTGGTGGGACAATGAAGATGTTTTGACCACAAAACTCGACAAACGGCAATTAAGCACCATTGACATGGGCCGCTTCAATCTCGATGATTCTGACATGGATGGAATCTATTCTTAATATCACGTTTAAAAATTGAAATAAACGCCGTATATACATGTCTGCGTCAACATGGATACAACATCTGAATTAGATACAGCCGCCGCGCACATCGCGCAATTGACGCTAAAATCGGAAGAGGTCGAAGAAGAGCACACTGATAACTCTGAGATTGACACAAAAAGCGAAAGTAGCTCAAGTGAGGATGATGAAAAATCTGATCCAGAAGCAGTAAATAAGTATGAACACTCCATACTTTACAAAATTAGATATAAGACTGATGAAATCAAAGACTGCTATGTAGGTTCCACTACAGGTGCATTTGAGGTGCGTAAACGCTGTCATAAAAGTGATGTATACAATTCACGAAGCAAACGCCATAATTATCGAGTATATACATTTATTCGTGCAAATGGAGGCTGGGATGACTGGATTATGGAACTTATTGAGGAATATCCTTGCCGAAATAAGAAAGAATTGCTTGCACGTGAAAGTTATTGGATCAGATCATTGTGTGCAACATTGAATGTAACTATGCCTGGAAGAACAAAGAAGGAGAATTATGAAGAGAATAAAGAAATTATTAGTGCTAAACGCAAAGAATATTATGCGGCGAATCGAGATCGTTTGAATGCAGCTGCAAAAGAACACAGAGAAAATAATAAAGAATATATAATTGCGCGAGAAAAAGCTTATATCGAGGCTAATAGAGAGCGAATCACTGCTAGAAAAAAAGCATATTATGACGCAAACAGAGATCGTAATATAGCATATTCCAAAGCATATTCCGAGGCAAATAAGGAGATCCTCGCAGAAAAGAGGCAAATATTTCTTGAAACAAACAAGGAGAGACTTTCTGCAGAACGTAAGACGCGTATAATATGCGAATGTGGTGCTGCAATAAGTGCATGCTCAAAATACAGACATAAAAAGGCTCCGAGGCATGTTGCCTACATAGCAAGCATCGCTTTACCCACTACTGCAGAATAATTCATTTCTTACCATTGTATTTTTTTTTCTTTCTATTTCTGTATATACTGCTCATATGGATCCAGCAACAACTAGCGGTTATGGTGGGGTATGGCTGACCGGACAGCCATTTCATCTTAATATCAAATGCATTTTGATAGGAATCATAATAGCGTGCATTTATGCTCTGCCAAAACAAGCTGGTGCTGGAAATCTTTTCATGATGGCGTTCATCTTTTCGATGTCGTACATAGGAATCTCCATCTATGACAAGTTATATCACTGCGAAGCACGTCTATTCTCAGGATCAAAATCAACAACCGGCATTTTCAAACCGCAGGATGTAGAGCATGACAAGCGACCAATTCCGCCGGGTCTCGTACTAGCGCGCGACCAAGAGCTAGCATACAGAAATGCCGTTTATTCCGCGCATTTTACAGTTCTCGCGCCATTAATTCTCGTATCAACCGGCATGGCAATGAATGCACGAAAAAAAGATCTAATTGCTCGCGGAGTGCCAGAAGGTGAACGTAGTTATGGGATATATCCTGTTGTATTCGGTCTTGGACTACTTGCTCTATTTTACCACGGCGCGCGCCTTATTTGGCCACGCGATGCGTGCAAATTCGCATGAATCGGCCACGCGATGCGTGCAAATTCGTATGAATCGGCCACGCGATGCGTGCAAATTCGTATGAATCGGCCACGCGACGCGTGCAAATTTGTATGATCGCGCAATCTACTTAGAGTTCTTTTTTTAAAAATATATGCTATATAATCGAATGACACATACAAACACATTCTGCCTAACAATATTTACAATGATACATTTCTATGGATACAATGGTCTGTATCCATAGAATTCATCCGCGGGTATCATTCGAAGTCGCATTAGCTACAACTACCTCTGCATCAACAATTTTGGTTGGCAGAGGTATGTAAGTCGGTTTTGCTAATGTCGCCGCGGCACTTGGCAAAATGACGATCGCCGGTAACGGCTGACCTATTGGTTTGGCTTGAGGCATCATTCCCGCCATTCGTCTCATAGTTGGAGCCAATCCTGGAGCAGGAATCAATACCTGCGGCGCTACAACTCCGGGAATTTGTCTTGCCCATGGTTGTGCGGGATTCAACGGTGGCAACACATAGTTATCATTCACAAGCTCGCCGGATTTCTTGGTAGTTACTGAATAGCTCATCGGATCATCTTTCACGACGGCCGAATTGTGCTGCCGTTGGTGCAGATGGTGGATCTCGTGGATGATAGTATTAGCAAAACTGTTGGGGCAGCATTGAAATCGGGCAGCATCGATGTGGCAAGTCATTTGTTGTTGGTTGGTAAATGCGAGATCGCCGTTAGTCAGTAATCCATCAACAATTACGGCGCCTGGAGGAGCCTTGTGATCGATTAATTGCCGGCGGACAATTGCATTCTGATACTCCGTAAATCCGACGGAGTATTCTAGAAGTGCACAAAACAGAAGTAAACAGATTTTCATTGCGAGCGCTGAGAGATGCGTATATCACCCGCGGAAACGATTCACAGAAAATATTTAATCAATGATATATCCACGCAGAAGGCCGGGAAAGAAATATGTCTAGCTCATCCAAAATCAGAGATGCGCATCTAGTTTATCTTGATAATAACGCTACTACCGCGATGTGCAAGCCGGCAATCGATGCTATGACTTCGTGGCTTGAATCTCCTGCCAATCCAAGCTCTACTGGCGATCTTGGTGCAGCGGCACGCGAAATGATAGAAAATAGTAGGAAATTCATCGCATCTCATTGCCATGCGCAGAATTACACCGTATTATTTACTAGCGGCGCATCTGAATCAAATTGCTTTATAATTCGTGCGACAGTAGAAGCATACAAAAAACAACGCGGAGTCATACCGCATGTCCTTACAAGCTTGACTGAGCATAAATCCATTATTAAGTGTTGCGAAACGCTTAAATCAGCTGGTGCTGCCGAAATTACATATCTCGCACCAGGTGCGTCGGGATGCATTCCAACGAGCTTGGTCGAGCACGGAATACGCGAAAACACATGTATCATATCAATCATGGCGGCAAACAATGAGCTCGGCTGCATGAACAATCTCAAAGAAATTGGTACAATCGCGCATGCACATGCCGTACCATTCCATTCTGATTTTGTTCAAGTCTTCGGAAAGTTTCGCATAAATTTGCCAGCATGGAACATAGATGCGATATCAGCGAGCTTTCACAAATTATACGGGCCGAAAGGATCCGGGATTCTCGTAATAAACAATGATCTGATCACCGGCTACAAACTTGAAGGGCAGATATCTGGAACACAGGAATTCGGTCTTCGCGGCGGGACTGAAAATGTTGCCGCGATTGCTGGATCTATTGCGGCACTTAAATATGCATTTACACACCGCGCCGAAAAAAATGCAAAACTATTTGCCCAGCGCGAATACATACTCAAAAAACTACGCTCTAAGTTTACCATGTACACATACAAGGAGTTTTTATACAATGAAAAGGCAATGAAAGAATTGGAAGAAAAAAAACAACCTATCGATCCCAAGAAGTTCAACACAGTTGGCATTTCTCTTGTATGCCTCGGCCCAGAGTGCAAACCAACTAAGGCCGACGCGACTGTCACATCGTTACCGCGGGTGCTTCCGAATACAATTCTTCTGGCAGTAATAAAAGCAGATAGATCTACTCCGTTTTGTAACGTTAAATTGAAAAGTACATTGAATAAGAATCATGTGGTGATTTCTATCGGTTCGGCCTGCAATACAGCTAATCCCGAGGCATCACATGTGCTTGATGCTATACACGCACCGGATGCAATCAAGCGCGGCGTGATCAGAATTTCATTTGGAGATACTACGACAAAAAAGGATCTCGATACGTTTCTAAAAGCATTTGTGGATGCGGTGAACGCACAGGCATAGATCATTGCCCACCCCCAGATTTTTTTGCGGCGAGTTGCAAATGGCGCTCGCACTTTGTTTTCCCGGGCTTACATTCTCTCTGACACTCCTGTCCGGCGCGTTGTCCGTGTGACAAAATTTGCGAGCAAAGCGAGACTATCTTTTCTGCCACGGACGACACCGTGATTGGCTGCGCGTCCGCCGAAGTGCCATCATCATCATCAACTACCGCGCATGCCGGTTCGACTATCGCTTCATCACGCTCTTCAAGATGTGAGTTATCCATTTCTGCCTTTCGCAACTCGCGCCGTGCGATCGTATCTGCGTCGATCACATCGACCGATCCAGTTCCGAGCGGCTCATCGCCGGCATCGTTTTCGGCATCTCGTCTCAACTGCTCGGCTATGATTGCGCGCGTCCGTTCGTACACGGGATCATTGCCTGACATAGTTTCACTTTCCTCCACTATGGTGGCGAGCCGACGGCGATCATCTTCATCAGAACATCCCTGCCGTCGGCTTGACATGGCCGATTGCCCACGCGCTACTGGCGCACCATTCGAACTTACGGCAGCCGTTTTCTGTTGCGATTGCTTCAAAATACGATCATTGCGCTCCGCATTACGATCTATCGGACATCGACGTTGATCTGATTGACGATTTGGTTGATCAGATGGTTGTTGTTTCGGCGGCACCGCCGGCTTTGGGCCGCCCATCTGGTTTCCTGCCGGACCACCTGGAGCTTGCGGCGGATCATTTCCAGATTCGGTTGGTTGGCTTTGCTGGTGTTTCACGATTTCTGCGTGCAATTTTCGCTGATGGAGCGCTTGATAGCCAACTGCTATTATTAACAATGCAACAACAAAAAGCAGCCCATAAACCATAGTTTTATTATTGTTAATGTATTTGCTGAGCTGATCCTTTTCCGCAGGCGCGCTTGTATCCTTTTTATTCTGACCACCCTTGGGGTCGCCAGCTGACGATCCGTCGGAAGTATGTGGTTCATGATGATCGCGTTCATTGCGCTGCTCGCGTGGATTTTGAGTCATAGCATTTTGCATCCGCGGATGCGAATATTGCTGTTGATATGGATCATACCCGGGTGTTTCATCCGGCAGAATGGTTGAATATGTTGCAGTCTTCGTTGCCATGACTGTTCAGATCCGGCTATATACGTTTGTGCCGCACATTCTTTATGAACATGCGGACCACTATATACGTGCATAACTTTGCTAAGTGCGAACTGCGGAGAACGCATGGATGAATATTTAAATGAGAAGTCGCGCGCAACTGATACGTTGGCAGAGCGAGCATCATCGATTCATGAGAAATTCGAATTTATCTTCGGAAATTCGCGGCTTGATATCACACTTGAATTTAAATCCAAATTGGATGAAATTCGCGCATCCGCGAGCGCTATCACAAAACCTGGCGCATCAATGGATGTTTGGAAAATTGCGAACCATGTCGGTTCTATAGATGACGGATTCATCTCGCTAGAAAATCTCATTTCCAAAGTCGATCTCGCGAATGTTCAATCCAGCGCATCCCACACATTCATTCTGACCAGTATAGGCGACATAGATTCATTCCTGCAATATCACAGGTTATTTATGGCAGAGGATACGAATGAAAAGATATATTCAGCGCTAAGTGAAAAAATTGCTGGTTCTTCTGTCTCTTTGGCAGAAGATAGTTATTTGAAGTTTCCGCATAGTACAATTCTCTATGCGCGATATTTGCAGCATGCGCTAAATAATGTTCCCGAAAAGGATCAAATGCCGTATCTACTTGCATTAGAACGCGCGAAAACGCGCGCTATAGTCGATACGGGCTCTAAACTTGGAATTCAATCGAATTTGGAACATAAAAAGAAAGACATACTGGCATGGCCACTTCAGCGATTTGGGCTTGTACCGGCAAAACAAAATATGACATCTGCAGAACTTGTAAAATTCTACTTTGAGAATGCAAATATTACTATTGGTGGAAAAGCCAGGGATCGAGGGCCGTCCGAAAAGAATCGCGTGGAGACAAAGAAAGATTCGCTTGATGTATTTATGAATTCTGCAAAGGTTAAAAAACTTAACATTCTTGTTATATCTGCGATAACAACAAGTCCAATTGAATATAATGTGTCTACATTATTAGAGCCAACTCCAGGCGTTGATGCATCGCATGGTATCTCATTAGCAGTACTGAAGAAATTTAATACAGTGCACAAATACACGGAATACGATACAAAACATCCGGGATTTTCTGTTACCGAGCACAAATTCGCAATACATGCGCCGTATATAGTTATTAGAACTATCGATGGAATTCATTGGGATGCAATGAAAAATGCGACCGCGCGGGATAATTTTGTAGATACATCTCTGGTCGAAAATATCTTACGTGGACCAAGCCCAAGAGCCGATATATATCAAAAAATTAGAGCAGCGGCATTCGGAAAATTTATCATGCCAATGGAAGATCCCGGTGAAATGATCAAAAAAGAAAATAAAGGGCTTATTCAAGACTTAGTGAATAGAATCACTGGTAGGATTTTACAATATGTGGATACCTCGCTTGTTCCATTACCGACAGATCCGAAAGGATTGGAGGCCGCTATTTCTGATCCCCGGTTTATAGAGATCATGACCGAAGAATTTCTAGCCAGTTACAAAGACTGTGGAATAGACACAACTCGACCCGCAGATGAATTTATTGGAACATTTATTTCTGATTTTGAAAATAACATTGCAATTCAATTCGCGCGCAACATTAAACTTAATATGATTGAGCTCGGTCCTAGCGCGATAGTATTCCGCGATTATCATGGAGAAACGCTCAGAACCAGGCTGTATAATATATTTGTCGATGTAATTCGGCGGAGCATTACCAGCTCAATTATGACAAAGGAGAATATCTATGAGAAAATTCTTATCAAAGATCATATGTTAACTGTTCTGAGCAGACAGTTGTCAAAAGCAGAGAGCGGATAGTCTTGGTGGGAAAAATTGAAAATCCGCGATCATATCAATTGCTAGGGATACCAAGCAAATGTTTGCCTTACGCATGCTTAGAATTGCCGCGCGGCGGCCTGTGCGAAAACCACGAGCAATGCGGTTTTCTAACATATCTGGTCCGGAAACCAATGAATCCAATTTTGCATTATATGTCCACGGCATTGGATTTTCTACGACATTTGCACTAACAATGTATTGGGAGCCGTCGTGCGGAATTTTCGGCGCATTCACACTTTCGTGTATATGGCCGCTTTGGCTAATTGCATTGCTGCAATCTCGGCATTAACGACTTGATTCGGGATATGCACTTTGGGCACCATGTAATAAATGCTTGCGACCGGATGATGCACTATGTGATGTTTGCAAGCGTTAAACATTTTTTGCATGGCAGATGGAGTATGTATTAAAAATTGAAAATATTAACATTTAGTAATTTCGCAACGTCGAATCATGGAAACCCCAAGTAAAGCAGATGTATTTGATTTATTCTACGGGAAACAAATTGTAACGCGTGCTGGTGGAGGCACGGCAAAAACGAAAATGGCGCGGTTGTATCCAGGGTATGTGGAAATTGAATCAATGCGCGCCAGGGTTCAAGAAGATGCAAATCTACTTAAATACTTTGAAAATTTGCGGACGCGGAAATCCGGACTCGCACCGCCGCCAAGACCAGAAGAAGCAGAATAGGAATGGTATTTTTTACTAAAAATTGAAACCGCGCGGCATTACCAATCTCTGCCACACAAAACGATACAAAACGATGGCAAGCACAAACGCTAGCAAATCCAGTGAGAGGAAGATGGCGATGGAAGAATTTGGCGAACTCGTGTATAAACATGGTCTCATAGAGGTTCCTGATCAGGATGGTCCGAAGGAGCATTTGAATGTCGATTTTCCTGAGGCAAAAGTGGCGGTACGGAGCCTCGTTGCGCCACAAGCGGAATTGTTGCGAATTTCACTTTATGCTATGAAAATGCCGGGATCCATTGCATCTAGATTGTAAATCCCGCGGGTATTTCGGCATGTCAATTTTTTTGGCCTTCCGTGAATCTCGGTCATATAAGCATTATTTTGATGTTTAGAGCTTATGGCAACGAGATTCGCGGATGCATGAAAATTGAAAGAATGCATATATATAATGCGCGGTGCTTGAAAATCATGTCTAACGGTTTTTCTGACGATGCTTCGCGTGAGGCACTTATTTTGGCCAATAAAAATGAAACAGCTAAACAGCTGTCTGCAAAAAAAGCTTCTCGCACCTGGGAAGATGCAAGGCATTTTTCAGTGGATTTTCCAATCGCGAATGTAACTATGCACACAATGAAGAATGCGAAGAATGAGATTGAATATGTATCTATCAGAGTCATTCCGATTTCAGGAGAGACCCTCTCTGGATGGTCGCGATTGTAATGTTGCACCGCAATTTTTTGTCCATCCGCGAACTTTCAATACAGATCCTTATTTTGATGTTTTGAGCTCACTGGAGTGAGATTCGCGGATGCACTTAGACCGCGCCGGCAGTAATGATATTAACGGCACTCCGGACTGCGATACATCCTTCATCAAGGTCACTCGCGAAGATCATTTTTTTTCTACGATCTGCATATACGCGGACAGCATCAGTCAGGATAGTCGCGCTTATCGGTTTGATATATGAAATAAGCACCGATACAGAGAAAATGTCTCCATCGGCAGTAGATGCATTGAGCTTACTGAGTTCTGGATCTTTTGTAATGTTTTGTATTCGTATTTGTCCATCTTCCGTGCGATACGGAAATGTCAATCGCCCCGTCCCATTTTTCTGCGCAGTAAAAGTGTCAGTAAATACGTTGATGTCACTGATGGTCTTCTTCAGATATGAGCTTGGCCATTCCCAGCTGATCTCATGCTCCTTGATCTCAAAGTCAGCCGGCGAACACTGTTGCGGTATTGTCGGCGTGATGAGAGTGATCTCGCAAATCGTATCGATCTTCATTTCATTTTGGAAGACAAAGATGATATTATCACGGACCGACTCCTTTTTCAGGATGATAGAAACCATGATGTCCTCCTTGTCTAGGATTTGATTTATCTTTTCTATATGCTCAGCATTGATCGTTGCGACTGTCTTTTCGGCACAATGGTAACGGACTATTTTTGAACAGTTAAATACAACCATAAAGTGTACCTTCTCCATATGATCGCATGTATACACGCGCACTTCTGATTTATCGAATACAAACATCAGCTCTCGCGCATCTGCCGCTTTGAACAATGCGAACAACTTTTTGTAAATCATAGGTTTGTTGTATGTGAACTCGACAACATTCTCTGCGCGTTTAGCTGTATCTGCGACACCGATGCATTCCATAGGCGGTCTAAGTGGCTTTTTTCGAGGCCGGCCGGGTCGTTTTTTGATCTCAGTTGTCGCAGCTGCGGCTCCAGAACCAGCAGTCGTAGTCGGCGCGACGACCGCTGCCGTCGGAATGTTAATCGCCACTGCGCCAGTTGGCGTGCCGGTAGATGAAGCCACCACTGTTGATTCCGACATAAATCGTCTCCTCAAAAGGTATATCTTGTGATGCGCGGTCGCAAAAAATAATATTTTATTTTGAGTGCGCATTCTGCTATGCGCCGAGGAGACCAATGTTGCGATAACGCGGCCTACTGCGCTGATACAATGTATCTGGATCGGTATCTCGTTCGTCACTGGACTCGGTCGAATCATGCGAATAATCATCGTGATCATCGTCATAATCCACGAGTCGCGCGAATCCATCATCATAGTCGTAATCTCGATAGTCATCGTCGTCTATGACATGGATGAACCCGCTATAATCCACAAGTCGCGCGAATTCATGCCATGAGATGATCGCGGTCTCACCACTGGTGAGATTATCGTCTGATATCTGATCTACCCACTTGCCGGAACTATCCACGCAAGACCAGAAAGATGTGAATAACGTGCGATGTCGGAAGCACCATGAAAATTTTTCTACTAGAGCATCATCCAATGATGACTCAACCGTAGTTGTCGAGCTTGTATACTGCTCCCAGGGTGGTGACAATGCCTCTGTCGTCTCGTCCATGGCTGTCGCATTATTCGCGGCCGGCGGCAGAACTATGTGAGCTGCCGCGATACTTGCCAATAGCAGTGGGATCATTTGCCGACTTGGTATAATCTATGTTCTCATGAGATCTTAGAACATCTGCTCAATCAAAAAAAATGAAACACTTTGATTGAGCAGAATGCATAGCATCAACCGCCCGCTCATGCCTGCATGTACTCACACTTGACAAAACCGAGTGTGGTGGTATTGGATGCGCTTGCCGCGCTCCATTGGCCAGTGAATGTCAGCGTGTTTACGATAGTAGTGTCAATTGCGACGGCCGCGTTGGTAACGACGCCGGGTGTGATGGCCGTGACTGCCGCTCTCGATGTCATAAGTGCCGTAGTTCCTGCGGAAGACACTGAAAGCTCACATTCAAATTCGGCGCCGACGGGACCAGCTGCGGTCGGGCTGAGAACATGAGTCGCGATTGCGACCCCGTTCAACAGCAATCGCAATGTCAGCGTTGGTGTCGCTGTGACACCAACTGCCAATCCTGCTCGGAATTTGATGCAACTGTATGGGGTCCATTCATTGATGGCCCATGCAAGACTGCCAGTGGCGGTCGCCGGCAGAAGACTCGTCTCGGTAGTTGAGTTCGCGAGTGCAGTTCCTGCCGCGCCTCCGGTATACTTTCGCCCATAGATGGCGGGTGTTCCCTTGGTCCAAATAAGATTGGACACAGTGATGTTCTTTGCCTCAGTGATGCTGTTCGAGTTCATGTCGAGGTTTCCACCGCTGACAGCGGCACCTCCTGCTTCGGGAGCAATGAGATCAACCCGGTTCTTGAGTGCCTGTTGATTCGCCTCAATGAGTGCGACATATGCACCGATGTTTGCAACTACTTGACCTTGGGCCGGCATGGAAAATGTTCTGCGATGACTTGATGTTCACGCGTATATATCCCCAGGATATTCTTTTTAATGTTTCTGAAAATCCGCACATCAGAGATTATGTCACACAGGTAGCATTTTACTTAGTCTCGGGCGATTTCGGAAAATATTCAAGAAGTCGCGCAGTGTATTCCTGAATGCCTTGCGCGACCATTACGTTATATCTTTCAACAGCTACCAAATATGGTGTCAATTTGTTCTCGCGCATGACAATCGCGCGAACATAGCCGCTGACAGTTTTTTGTTCATCAGAGGTTTCATTCATCGAGCGTATCACAGATTCATCTATCCTAGGAAATTCCGGCGCCGCTAGTTTTTCTTTCGCGGGTATCACCCGTGGCTCGATACACTTTTTTGTAACGCAGAGATCAAGTAAATATGCCGCGAAAGATTTAAACGATTTTGTATTGGAATCCGCATCCTGCGATACTTCTAATTTCCCGCGCGTCGTAAATGGGATCAGACATGCAATATCCGGCAAAATGCGAATTGTGCCGAGCGGCTTTTTTCCGCGGGCGATCAAAGATAAATCCATCTGCCGAATAATAGTGTCCGTGAATTCGCCGAGCGCAAGCCAAATCGGTTTCTCTAGATTCAAAAAGTGTACTAGCCAATCTGCTATTTTTTCTGGCGGCATAGTCAATCGCGTAGCCAAATCTTTCATTAGTTCGTCACTCGGCGTTGTACGTAACTTCTTACTGGAGATGATAAATGACGTTTCTCCATCATCGAATGACACCATGCCGAATGCGATCGGCTGTGACATTCCTATGATTCCTAAGAGCTTTTTAGTGTCGAATCCATCTAGATCATCATTCAAATAAATGGCGCGATCGCGCATCGCATCAAGTGCATTGTGACCAACGATCGTTGGATTTCCGCCAGAAATTATTGTCTCAACAGCAGAAGATCCGAGAGCTTCTATTCCACCTACGATTTCGTCAACAGGGTTGGCCATATGTTGCTATATTGCTACCAGCGTAGATATATTAAATGGTGCGAAAAAATTGAAATTCTTCTGCTATTGCAATTCAGGTCCTGGATTTGAAACGATCTGTCATCATGGCCGCATTTCCGCCAAGTATTAATACAGACGCGCTTGACGTAACTATTGGGCAGATAGCAACCGCAATCCGCGATACGAATAATCGCGAGTTAACCTTGAATACATATGTTTCTGGGGATTCCATCAAAGCAATGCGAGAACTCGCAAGTAAGTTCTCCAAAGGAGAGATCACATCTGATGTATTTCAGACAGAGCTGGCAAAAATCAATGATCTTCGCGAAGAACACAAGGAGATCGCTGCCTCGGCCAAGGAAAATGCGGAAAAATTAAGTGCTCGCAAGAATGCGCTTTTAACCTTACGCGGCGCACTGTCATCATACAAGAGATCTGTGGATGGATTGGAGCTTCGTTTCAGACAATGCACATTCGCAATGGTGGAATATGATAAGTGTGTGACCAATGTCGATCTGGCGTTGAAACCGTTTTCGGCAGAGGAGCAGAAGGCATGCACATGGGCAGCAGAACCTGTGATTGGCCTATTTAATAAATTTCGGGACTCTGCCAAGTACATCCTTGAGCCGACGGATCAGCTTGCTACGACGCCAGTTGCGAGCACTACTGCTGTACCGGCCGTAATACCGGTCGCAGTATCAATCGCTGTGGCGACTCCAGTGGCGACTTCTGCTGTTGAGACAATAATTTCTGATGCATCAAATACCGCACAAGCGACCATCGCAGAACCAGGTAAGGTGGGGCAACCCAGTAAATTAGAGTACTGTACGAATTTGGAGTGCTGGCATCTTGCAGCCGAGCACACGCACGAATGAGCTGCGCGATAGATATTTTTTTGCTATTGATGTTCAAAAAATGAATGAATAAATAGATATACATACGCAGGCGAACTCCGTGATGACGCTTCGGAAGCTCGACTATGAATTATATTTGAATGCGCGCAAATGGCTTGACACCATCGGTGTCATCGTTGATCCAGAAGATCTCCCGATGCTGAGCAGAGAAACGGTGATTGATATTACTGGCCGCGATAAGCCGGTGATCATACACGGCACTCGCCCGGGTCCATTAGCGAAGTCGCAGCTCGTGATGCCGTGGGCATCGGCGGCCTCGAAAACAAAGAAAAAGAAAGTCGCGACGGCGACGGCGACGATTGCCGACTCATCTGCCGAATCAAAAACCTCTGGCCAAAAAATTATCTTCGCGATCGCGCCGCAAGCAAATCCGTTTTCAAAAAAGGAAGACATAGACAAAGTGACGTGGAGCATTCCGATGGATGGTTCGGCAGAAGTGATTATTGCGTCCTCGATAATTGCGAGCCAACTTTCGGACAAGCCGTTCATCAAAAATATTAAGCATGATGTACTTGCTTACAATCCACTTAATCATTCGAGTGGTCCGCGAGAAGTCACGGTCATCCGCGATCCTAAAGAGATCGAAGCGCAAGTACTGTATGACACAATTCTGCCGGATCTCTCCTCGATGGCAAAAATACGAATCAGCGTGGATCCATATGCGTTCTGGCTGGACATGAATCCGGGTGATGTGCTGAGATATATGATCAATGCGGAGGATACGTGTGCGCAATCCGAGTATCGTCATGCTGTCAAATGATCAACTAGGTAGCCGGACATCAATTGCCACATTCTTGAATTGGAAGAAGAAGTTTTTTGATTGGTGCGTCGCCATGGAGCTGCCCGTATCCACATACCAGAGACTGCGATCGCATCATATCCAGGGATATACATCATTTCAGTGGCGAATTCCTCCACGGGCCCACCCCTCAGTACAATATTACGCCGACTTATAGAGAAATGTTCCATTGGCGGATCAAATTTAAAACGGAATTGATGGAATGTCAGAGTCACCACTGGTATCGGAATCTTCGGAAATCCGGAGAATGGAAATGAATACGCGGGCAGCGATATCATGTCGACACCACCCACACTAATGGTGATCATGCAAATCGGTTCGCGCGCGTATAACCAAATGACCGATGCAAGGTCGGACAACACTCGCGTGGCTGATTTAATGTCTGCGATAGCAAATGGATCTCTATTTGGAAACACATCGTTGACATCATTCACGGCATCGATGACAAATGCATCAAATGGTTGCGGTTTTTCCATAGAATTTCCATATGGCAGATATGTTTCCTTGATTACCGCGATGCTGGATTTATTCCCATATGATCTAATCCATGCATATTCATGACAATCCATTTCTGATCTTGGCTTTTTGTTGTATATGCGCGCAATACATGCATCTATATTGCGCCCACTGTTGATTTCGTGTGTACAGATCGCTAAAATATTCGCATCCGCACTAGGATCGACGGACTCAAAATCTGCAGTCACATCATTCTCTGGATTATTCATCGCAGAGCAGAGCCATTTATAGTATTCATCGCATGGCATGAGTGAGTCGCGCATATCGAGATATACTTCGAGTCGCTACTATTCAAAAATTAAAGTCATTGATTCGTGCTGGCATGGAGGATATGTGCGCACAATCGGAATATCGTCATGCAGTAGAAACTCATGGTCCTATTACCGTGGTGTTTGCGCATATGCGCATTGTCTCCATTCATCTGCTCTTGCCCACATACCAGAGGCTGCGATCGCATCATATCCTGGGATATACGTCATTTTCATTCCGAGATCGTCATATAACCCATTTTTTACCATAATACCACGTTGGTTTATAGAAATATTCGATATCTGCGGATTAAACTCTAGCCGGAATGACTGAAATGTCAATGTCAGCATCGGCACCATAGTCTTCGGAAGCCCAAAGAATGGAAATGAATACACCGGCATTGTCAATATATCTATGTCTCCAACTATAACAGTAATACTACAGATCGGCTCGCGTGCATATAACCAAATGACTGATGCGAGATCGCACATGATAGACGTAGCTGATTTAATATCTGCAATAGCAGATGAATCTCTATGTAGAAACACACCAAGGACATCATCCACCGCATCAATGACAAATGCATCATATATTTGCGTATCTAGACAACCGCCGTATTCCGACCGATATGTATCCTTAATTACTACAATGCCTGATTTACTTCCATATGATCTAATGCGCGCATATCCAGCACGATCCAATTCTGACTTTGGCTTTATAAGTGATTTATCAAGCATGCGCCAAGATGGTGCATTTGTAGTTCTAATATTATTGGCACAGGTAGCCAAAATATCTGCATCCACATTTGGATCAGCAGACTCGAAATCAGCGGTCACATCATTTTCCGGATCATCTGCCATGGAGCATATCCAGTCATAGTATTTATCATGCAATTCATCTGTGCTTCGCATTTCTATTACCAGCAGTATATTTTGGGTCATGATTATTCTAAAATCGAAGGTGTCAGAAACATCATGCTGGCATTCAATGCTTGTATGGAACATCGGTCCATCCCAGTGAGTTACATTCCTGCTCGTATATCGTTTGTCTCTCAGCTTCCGGCACATCCAAAATTTTATGTACAGTTGCGACAATTTGATCCACCAGAGGTTGGAATTGCAATACATAATCTGGCTCTTTAGCAACTGGACAAACCGCGCAACGCATAATTTTAATAGGCAGAATGCCGATGAGGCTCGGATCGGTCTTGCTGGCCGCGATTTCGGCATTCCAGTCCGGCTGTCCGTCGGAGGATACGAATATTTTGCTGTATGATACGCGCATGGTATGAGCGCATACTTGAGCCATGTAATCGTCAAATGTAACAGTATCGCACGTGCCGAGATCTGTAATTACATCCGTGATTTCTGCAATTACCTCATTTAATTCAGGTGCATCTGCCTGAACCACTGCATCCGCCGGCACTCCCTCGGAAATTTTAATGTTTGCAAGATCGGCTGTGATGTCCGTCACATCGACGCTCTCCTTCGATTCGCACTTCTTTTCTTCCAAAACTGTTGTAGCATCATAAAAATATACAATTCCGAGTGCCATCGGCATCCCTAGATCAATTTCTTTGTGGTACGTATAATCGTATTGCGGTGATTCAAAACTCCAATCACTGACTGAACAACGGCGAATGACACAATCAACAAAAATTCCAAGCGAAGATGGTTCAACCGCGCAAAGGCATGTGAGAACTTGCGGCCTATAGTATGCAGGCACAATACCGCGAGGAATGCGATTTTTCGGGGCTTTGAATTCAAATGAAACAATTTTATTACCCAGACATGGAATAACGGCGACTCCATCCGGACTAGATCGCTGGTTGCGCATTCCTACGGTTGGAATCGATCCCATATCGAAAATATGACAATCAAATATAACCTCTGCCAACATTGTTACGACCTTTTCCATCACACAACCCCAATTCATGGCAGTTTTATCGTCAGGGACCAGTAGCCCGGCCTTTGTTCCGACGAGCGTCCGAAGTGTTTGATATGGGTTAATTTTTTTACCAGTCAATACTCCGAGCAATGTTGCTATTTCGCTCGCGCCGACTGAAAATGTTCTATCGCTCAGCCATTGCGGCGATCGCTGAGCTGGCAAATCATGCCATTTAGCCATGAAGTCCGAAAGCTCTTTTAATTTCCGCTGCGTTTCTTCAGCGAATGATTCGCGCACATCAGCACGATCCATGTTTATAATTCTGTTGCACTCCCTGGTATATATCACATCAAATGATTCCTTTAATGCCAAATTAGAAAATTCGTCCATTGCGTGACCCATCCGCGAATCTCGCTCCAGTAAGCTCAAAACATCAAAATAACCGTGTGGCAAAGATATTCGCGGATGGGATATTTGGGATCAAAAAAATTAAAGCGCGCGGTTGTCACATCCTGCGGAACAAAGACCGTATCACTAACTGCTGAGCCTCGTCTCGGTATTGCATCCGTCACAAATTTGATACGGTGTCGAAGATTCATCCGCGCTTCTAGTCTGAGAAGATCCTTCTCGTACCATATATTTTCCGCAATTTCCGCATTTGATGTTTGTATATTTGATTTTGACAACGATGGACTTTCGTTCGGAAATTTTCCGTATATTTTTCGCAAAAGTATCCGGATGGAGCTCGTAGATGGGCATTGCTGCCAAAGTCTCCCAGCGTTTTGAATCAAATAATATGCGTTCCAAATTAGAATCAGTCTCGATTGGTGCAATTTTTTCGATCAGAAGATGGCGTGACATTTTATATGTAGTGATGAAACTTGGAATAATCCAAGATGCCACTACATTGCTCTTTTCTTCAAGATCAATCGCGCGATTGTAAATGCCGCGCTCTAATCCAAGAGCTATTCCCATGCGTATTCCCGCATCCAATGAAGAGAGGACCTTCCCACGCGCCAATATTTCGCAAATCATCTGAATTGATTCTTTGCGGTAAATGATATTTGTTCCTGTTACACCACCGAGTGCATTCATATTACTGTCTTTAGCATCGACCACGGTAAGATTTGTCATTCTATTCGCCAGGGAGCCGATATATGTATGTGGTTCTCGCGTTTAGAAATAGACTGCGCGCATGCACATGACTATTGGTATTGATATTTTCATATTTGACATAACCAGGAGGATATATTAAAAAATATACATCGCGCAAATTTCGGTTAGTCAAAGAAGGTAATGACTTCACCATTCGGCACTTCATCGAGGAATTTCATAAATGCGATGATGGATCGCAGCGACACTGCACGCGATGCGAGTGCGAAAGTAGTATCATTTCGAAGATAATATTTCGATAATTGAGAATTGAGGCCTTCATAAAGAAGCGCATGATTCTTTGGTATTCCGTGAGTTTCGCACACTTCGGAGAACGGAATAGACACATAATACGAAATAATCATTGTCAATCGCGATGCATCGGCGAATACTTGATCTGAAGATATGCAGTGCGGGCAGATAGCCAAATATTCGCAATTATAGGCATTTTTGAATACATTTGTTTCTGTTTGTACGAGACCGGCCGCCGTTCGGCAAAGTGCGTACATCGTACCATGATTGTCTTTTAAGCATAGTTGGCATGTGTAATTTTTTGCACTCGGTTTATACTTCCTATCCATAAATGCAGAATAAAATTCTGCCGGCGTCACCACTGCATTGGTTTTTTTCTCATCGTCGTCATCATGCCTCGAAAGTCTCATAAATGCGCCATTAATCGAATTGGCATTATCCACACCAACAATTATGATATCTTCAGATGATTCACTACTATAATACATCATCCTATGTAATTTCGATGCTCCGCCGTTTGATTTAGTTGCACTGAACTGTTTAGCAGTTGTCCTGAAATATTCAATGACTTTCTTTGGCCCGAGGTGCCGCAGGACATTTTTCATATCATCTAATTGACTATGCGAAGAAAATCGATCCAGCGGCGCATTCATAAGGTTAACATAAATATCCACCTTATCTGCCAACCAAATTGCGTCTGCTTTGTATGGTGCGATCGATGCGAGAGAAGAATTGATATCCCAACGAAATGCATTATCTGGTATTCTATTGCCCGAAATTGAGCCGACCTGAAAAACCCTCTTCATGACCTGATTTTTGCTTCCCTTCGGCATGATCAGAGAATCTACTGTTCGGGTATATTCCTCACGTATGTTTGAGAACACATTGTCGTTTTTGAACATAACATTTCCATCGGGAATATTAATTTCAAGATCATGTAATCGATCATTCACTTGCGAAATCAAAATGGCCACGCATGTATTAAAATCTACTCCACTTGGAACGAGAATCATCATTTCGGCTCGCTGTACATACACATTCACAGTGCAATATCCCATTGATTTAACAAACATTGGTTCTGGATTCGCAACAAGCGCGCCATCAACAAAATATCGTAGCCCAGTCTCTACCATTATGATCATTTTAGCCAGCCGATCAACAACGCTGGCGATCACACTTTTCATGTTTTCTCCTGATAGGAGAATAGCTTCATTTGATGAAATAACGTTCATAGGATCAGGGTATTTCGCAAATCCGCGTATATCCTAGGATATGGCTATTGTTCAAATTTGAATTTTTGAACAATAACATCATTGGACGCTTGTTCATACGAAAATCAGCCCAGATGCCGTACTATTTGGCTGTTAAAACTAGCGATTCGAAAGACGAATTTCTGCTCCTTACGACGACGCCATGTACATCTCCCTGGGATGAAGATACTCCGACAATAAGCTTTGCCGACCCGCGGCTCATCAGGAAGCAGGTCTTCGGATCATTCAATCTTCCCATCTATGCATGCTCGAGCCCTGCCCAAGTCATGTATGGGATTAGCATTTGGCTCGAATCTGCGACTATAAATGAAATTATATCTTCAACTCCAAACCTTTTGGGAAATCAGAAGGCGATGAGTGTAATTATTCCAGCTCTGAAACGCATGCTGATGCATTCATTCGCTTCGACAATCAAACCAGATGCGACGTTCGGCGTTGATCAGATGTATTATGCGTACATTACGCGCCGCTGGGCAATCAATTCGCGATCTTCCCCGAGTTGGAAAAAACTGTTTGTTTCAACTATTGACAATCCCAACAATACATTGATTCATCTTGCAAAGATGATCGTCGCGAATAGTTCTCATTCGGAAAGTGATCAGTATGCAAAGATTTGTGAAGATACTGCGGAATCCGCGACAGCACGATCTCTGCACGACAATAGCTTCGAAAAGTTTCTCGAATATTGCCAAACGCAACCCATGAAGCCATATACTGAACAATTCCTTGCATGGGTCAACGCTAACTACAAAACCATGGACGAACGGACAGCATCGCGCATATTTAACGTGTGCGTCAGGATTATCTCAGACCAGAAGTTTAAGGTAGATCTTCCTGTCAAACAAACGGTTGTGATCCCCGAATACACTCCGTTGGGCAAAAACGAGATGTCGACGGTCATCACAAATCTTACCTTCCTTATCGAAATCAAACAAGATGCGCTGTTCATCGAATACATATGCGGATTATTGACGTGCGAACGTTACATCTTCCTGTTGCAAATTCCGCATATCATGCAACACATAACAAAATGTATGGCGAAAACTCCAAGTTACACGAGTTTGATTGCTTATGCGATGTCATTCGCAATGTTTTATGTTACGCAGCTTGAATTTGCGGCAAAATCGAACGCCTCTGAAAGTGCGCCGTTTGTTTTCATGCACGACATGGTTTGCGAATTTCCTATCTTTGACGATCCGAGACCATACATTCCTCTTAGTGTCAAGCACATCGATGCTCACGTTCCATTTCATGTTCCTGGGATTCGCTACCCGGTGGAAACAAAAAATATTCCCAAGCGGATAAACGATGCTCTTGTCCGTCCGACAAGCAGATTTGATTTCTTTAAAGACATCCCTTGGAAAAAATCAAACATCATCCTGACCGGCTCACGCTATGCAAGCGCATGCTGGATCGGACCGCGCGAGAGTGAAATTTATGGCGGCGATTACAAAAAATACATAACCGAATACTTCGGGACATCGGTCGCTGAATTAGATGCACTCCTCGACATAGTGAACGCAGATGGGGAGCCATTGGTGGATGTACTCGGAAGAGATTTCTTGGTAGATCCGACAGACAAGAAAATGCCTGATCAGGAAAACAACGTGACCGAGAATAGCAACGAAGAAAAGAAAGTTCCTATGTCTCCACGAGTGGATGATGCAATATCGGAAATCGTTCCTACCGAAGTGCAAATGGTCGGCATTCCATATCAGACGGAAGAAAAAAAGGAACCATGTGTGAAACAGACGGAATCTGTATCCATCTATGTTCCGGAAGTCAAAGAGTCATATGTAGTCGTCAAAGAAGCTCGCGATGTATTTATGCAGATGAAGTATGCAGAACCGCTATTCGCAAATCATACTGACATTGATGTCGGCTTTGTCGGCAATGAAGATGAATTTGATACTGCGGCCGCTGCACTCGTGACTCATCTTCGCAAATTTGGTAAAGCAGTAGGGTTGAAATTTCAAAAGCCGCGGTCTTACACCTGGGTTATTGTAACATCATTCCTGAACTACACTATTGATTTCTTCCATGCGCGTAATTCCGCTCTCGGGCTGATTCTTAATTACATGACTTGTTACCCGCGAGCATGGTTTGATGGAGTCTCGCATTTGTGCACAAGTGAATATGTATGCGCGCGGATGTCGGGTGTGAATAAACGGTACATCTTCACTATGAATGATCCGATTTACACAATGATGAAGTCCGCGCGGCGGGAAGACATCTCAATTCTTCTGAACTTCAATGAGGAAGGAATGCTTCGCAGATGGCTCGAGGTGAACATGCCGGATGTGAAGTTAATCTTGGGCAATGTAGATATGACGAACAATTTCTTCGGCTCATGGACGAATGAACACAATAATGCACAGCTTCCATGGATTACTCATCCTATTGTCACACCGAAGTCGCGATTCGCACTCACGCCATGGACCACGGAGAATGCAGAACCACTGTATCGACCGCGCGGTTACGTCGATCTTATCTTCGGCAAAAAAATTAACATTGCCAACCCAGAGATATTCTCGCGATATATGGCAGAAATCGATGAGATCGCGTCTGAGAACATTGTTCGCGTTATCATACACGATTTTACTCAACGCGCAATTGCTTCGTCCTAGGGTCGCAATCGCGTCGTTTAGAATTCATCGCGATCGCGATGCCCGGCGTTATCCCTTGCTTTTTTGACGAGAAACGCCTTGATCAGCAGCATGCCAGCGAGTTGAATGATATCTTCTACGATGTATCTATTCTTGCCACGCGCGGTTTCAATGATCTCTTTTTCGGATGCAACGCCGTTGATCAATTCCGAGACTACATAATGGACCCCCATATTTCTGTTTGTGTGGCCATTGGAATGCGTCAGCGGATCGTGATAATATGTACAATCTGCGCCGACGCATCTCGCGATCCCCGGATTGCATCTTTTGCCAAACAAAGTATTGTCACCGGACTTCGGTGTGCGCGAGATAAATGTTCCATTGCAAAATGAGTACATACGCCCATCGATATTGATCAGAAATACTCCGAGATCAGATGCAAATTTGATTCCCATAGGCTGAATATCGGAACGATTTCTGGCGAGCGGCACAATCAGATTCCCGAGCTGCAATGGAATAGACGCCATGTCTACGTTGCCGGGGACGCGTGCAGTATCCGCGGAGACAACCGATGCATATCGCACATCTGCCAAAATTCGTTTTGGTACATCAGAGATCTTTGGCTTCGCGATCGCGACCGATGCGGATTGTGCGGATTGTGCGGATTGTACCGATTGTGGCTTTGCGGTTTCCGTTACTCCAAGAGTTGCAAGAAAATTCTTCAATTCGTCAAGCGCATTATTCTTCTCCACTTCATACGTATCCACGATTGACGAAATATTTTTCATGCCATCGGATGTAATGGTCACCAACTCTCGCCCATTGACGCAAATCTCGTGAAGATTTTGGACAATACTTTTTTCGTTCTTAGTTTCGCCGATGCGTACTCTTTCTGCCCGAATAGCTTGCGCACCTATGTTCAGCACGGCAGTCACCGCGGATGCAACAAATGAGAGTTGCTCCTTCAATGTCGCACATTTATTGGTGAAATCTTCGTTGAATGTGCGCAATGTCAATGACACATCGGCCGATTCCGAAATATCAGCCCAAGTCGGCTTAACCGCGGCCTCCGAAAGAGACGCATCTGGCTTTTTCATCTCTACGGCGGACGTATCGGGGATCTCTGGCGGCTTCTCCACGACATCCTTCTGCCGTGTAAGAATTTTTTTTGGTTTCATCACACCAGATTCTTCCTCGGGCGAACTAGAGTCAGGATCACGCTTGTCGGAATCCACGGATCTAGTTTCAAGATTCTGGGTAGACGATCGTGTCTCGGAATCTTTCTGTTGCGAACGATCTTTGCTAGATTTATTACTGCGCTTTTTATCGCGGCTTTTAATGGCAGTTTTCCAATTGCCTGTATTCATCTTCCCCAAAGCAGGAGTATAACTCTTCGCGCGGCCGTCCTTTAGAACTTTTACATCTCTTCTTCGCAGTATTGAAAATTCCAATAAGGATCCCAGGAAGTTTCTTTTTACAACTCAGGAAGCGCAGTTCAGTAATTCCCATCCATCCGATATTGTCGATTTCGATGATCTGTGACTGTGTTTTGAAGCTGATTCGCGGAAGTATCTTATTTTCTTCTACTGCTATATAAAACGTGTCATTATATGTAACTCCGCCGTCCGTATACGAATATCGAAATGGCGGCGTTCCATAGAGAATTCTATAATCCCGCGGCTTCACACCGGTCTCTTCGCCAAACTCACGAATCGCGCATTCCAAATCAGATTCACAGCCATTCTTCTGCCCGCGCGGTACATCCCACATAAGATTCTTACTTATAGTAGACGCCCGTACAAGTCTATCCAACAACACCCCTGCGTCCTGTAAAAACGACCGCTCAAATTTGGCTTTTTTCTTAATATACATTGATTGGCGCGTTGCGGATTGAGCAGTAGTCATGAAGTCGCGGAGTGTCCGTTTTTCGTATATTTCCATCCAAGACAATGAATCAACCGGATTTGCCTTTTGCGGAATATTGTGCGCAGTCGCATATTCATGACTGCGCGAGAGCCAAATTCGCCACCAAAGGATATCGAAATCAAGAGAGAGAATATCCAACTTCTCTTGATTTGTCATCGCATTTAACAAATCCATAATGGTCCGCTCATTACTCAAGCAGTATCGGCCGGATACGAATGATATGAATGCATATGTGCATCTCTTTCTGACCATGAGAATTTCGTATTGCCTAATAATATCATTGTATCGCACGCATGCAATCCCGTAGGCGCGTTTTATAATTGGTTTCGCTCGCTTTTGGTCATCCACTATGCGTTTTTGCACAGGAATTAGAGACATATTCACTAACCGGTTTCGTGCACAGTAGTTATTGGATTTCTCCAATGTATATATACGGCAGAGTAACGGCTGATAACATATACGAATGGATCAGGGTGACGAAATGAATTCTACATGCGACACATGCGACGACGGATACGATTCAACAGCAGAAAGAGATGTATACGGTGGCTCGTTTAGCTGTGGCGAAATTACATTACCGGATGCATCCGGCGGCTCTAAAAAACAAGATGATTTTGATGCATCCAATGTATCCGGCGTTTCTGGATTTTCATATATAGTTTCTACCGGCGGCGGTGACGCGTCGTCATGCAATATCCCTGCGGTCGGCAATACGAAAGAAGATTGTACTGAATGCGCGATCGCGATAGATGGCCCAGTATGCTCTGGCACGGGTGCTCTTGTGGTTCTGAAAAAATTTGCAGAAGCGAAGGATATGCCGATGGTGAATGCGACTCCAGAAACTGTAGTAGAAACTGCAAAAAAACTAACTGGATGTAATACAGAAGAATGCGCATTGCGAACTATCGCGCAGGAGGATCCGAGTGTAAGAATTGTAGTCGCAGAGACGATCCGCGATAATTTCAAAGTAGACGGACCCGCGGATTCAACGAAGTGGCTCAATAATCAAAACATAGATAGTGTTCTCGCACAGTTATGTAAGAAATATCCAAGCATCTATCATCTGCCGTACCAAATGATAGATTTTGCTGTGCAACCCAGTACACCGACTTGGAAATCACTTGGGGATGTCAATCTTGTTAAAGATGTTATTTCTGCCGGAAAAAATATGTTTTGCGTAGTTATTAACACTGATATCACGGGAAAACCAGGAAAGCATTGGTTTTGCATATTCTGCGATTTTCGCCGCGCAGGTACAGAAGATGATCCATTTACTATTGAGTATTTCAATAGCTCTGGATCGCGCGCGCGAACTGAAATCGCAAATTGGATGCATAAAATGGAGACAGAAATTGAGTCCAGCCCAATGCTTTCGGGAAAACATGTAAAACGAGTGACAGCGGCAACTATACAACATCAGAAAGATACAGATAGTGAATGCGGCGTATATGCGTTGTATTACATCTACAGGCGTATTAAAGGCGCGCCAATTGAAGAATTCGGGACTCGCATTCCAGATGCGCAAATGGTTAAATTTCGATCGAAATTATTCAGAAATCGCCAAACGTCGCCAGCCAATTAGCTACCGCTTATTTAGCCAATATTGGCCACCACGTGCCTGAAGCATACGTTATAGCACCTTCGCGATATTGTCCTTCGTAAATTTACGATTGTTCCAAAGTTGGCGGACTGAATAATATTCTGCTCCATCAAGCCCAATGGATTTCATCGCTTCAAATTCCGGTTTTTGAACGGGTACAGTTGTCATACGTGCTGCGATCGCACTTTTCTCTTCCTGCGATCTAAAGCCTTCGGAGCGACCCAGAAATATCAGAAGTGCCACTGCAGTTATTGCCAGTGCGACCATCATATGATTGCAAGCCATCTCGTGTCTAACGGTCACGTTGTGATATATAAATCTTTCTAACAATTCGCACACCATGGTATATCGGTCACCCCCGCCGATGGTTGCGAAATACAGAAGTACGGTCATCGGCGGGAGTGACCGATATATTTTTTTATTTCTGTCGGACTTTGGCTGATGTTCATATACCTTGGGCAAAGCTTATACTTATTTTCAATGTCTGGACACGCAGTTTCTGGCGGCAAGCACAAGAGCAAAAAGAAGAGCCACGGAAAGAAGAAGAAGGGACACAGCAAGCGCTAAGCTATGCGAAAGTCAATTCATCAATCCGGCATATGACACAAAATTTGGCATCTGCGGATCAGCAAATATGCATATAATTGCGTATGCGATCGCACGTAGATGACACAAATTTTGTGCAACCAATCGCATTTTTTGCCATAGCAACGTTTCGTATCACAGAAAAATGCAACATTCGGATGGTGGATGGTATACGCGCCGCACATAAAATTTGGCGTACGCATCTAACTGTCTATGACATTCATTATAAACAGCATCATCATAATCAATCCAGTACATATCTGCGAATTGTCTCGCAATGGTAAGAATTGTATTTATTTGATCATATGCGCATAACGAAATAAATCGTTGGCCGGATATTGATGAAACATTCGGAGCTTCCAGCGTTTTGCACACATACATAATAATTTCGCGCGGGTTAATGTCTACTGGCATGATATCAACCATTTCGCGCAAAATCACGATGTGCCAATTAATCACCATCTGCGTGACGAAAAAGTTCATATTATCGTATGGCACATCATCGCCGATAGATGCACGGGCACATCCAACAGTCCCTTGTGCATCGGCTTCGATGTTTCTTAAAATGCATTTCGCCAAGCGCCGCGGGATAGAATCATCTGCCTGATCATCTATGGAATTGGAACTTCGGCTTGGTATATTCTTTTCGATATCTATGCTCGAAGATCTATGCGACTGAGCATCTGCTACATCAGGATTGGATTTGATGTCTGATATTTCTAGCTTGATTTCTGATGGCTCCGACTTAATTTCGGACACATCCATCTTAGATCTGTCATCAGGTGGAATTCCGAGATGCGTTTTAGATTCGAAATGCGCATCAATCACGGCCGGGCCTACCTCGTCTTTGTATGAAAAACTGTGCTCAATTTTCAAGTCCGCATCTTCTGCATAATCTTCAGCGTCTGGCAACTTATCTATCAATTGAAATGGTTCCATCTCAATCACGCGAACATCTTCAGGTTCGTTACTATCCATCTGGTAGAATATATCAAAGGTGCAAAAAATAGTTATACTGAACGTCAAAGATGTATGTTTAGCTACCAGTCGTGCGTAGCTAGCTGTGATAAACGGAATCGAAGAAATGTTCGCTCTTTCTGGCAAGAGACGCAATTTTATCAACGCGATCATTGAATTGTTTATCTGCCGGCGAGATTGATTTATCCTTTCCATGACTGTACACATGACGGAATGTAACGGCGATGGAAGATGCTCTGATGGCAGAAACTGCGCTCCAGAGGCGCGAAACCAGATCGGGATTTTTGTGTTTAGAGAAGCTCGGGGCTTCACCATCGCGAACCCATTTTGGAATGTACTTCATGACCATATCAATCCAAAATTCGGAATCAGTCACAACTTCAATAGGCAATAATACCGGACATCGCAGAATATGTTCTAATGCGTGGATAATAGCGAGTCCTTCTCCGCGGATGTTACTGGGAAATATGATCTCATCCAGGTCTGGCAGATGGACCGGGCCGAACCGTCCAGATAGAGTCAAACTTTTCAATGGTCCAGATGCGAAGTATGCCGCATACCCACCGCGCGCGACCGCCCCTTGCCCATTGCCGGATGCGCTGCCATCAGTGTAAACAATATGTGTTCCTATGGGGTTCCAATCGATAACTCCGCGAGAATTTTTTGCGAGAAACTCATTCGCCTCGGTGAAATGAGTACAATGCCGGAACTGCGCGGATTCAATGAGTCGTGCTTGAGCCATAGGAGATGGATGAGTTCCTTTGAGTATCAACGATTTTCCATTATTCTTAAGCAGAGGTTCTGCTTCTTGGGCATCCCGACCCCAGAGGAGATATGCGATTGGTTGGTCAAGAGCTCCGATCTCCGCGACTATTTTTTTCATGTAAGGCGACCAAATGTCTTTGTGAGCATTTGTTTTGCCGGGAATTGTAGTCAATGCCATATTGATCATTAATACTCCTGACGCCGCCCATGATGTCAATAATCCTGGAACATGTGCCGCATCTTTCGGGATATATCCGCACTGGCGCAGGCACTCGAAAATATTTTTAAGGCTAGCCGGCAGCTTCGTGTCTCTCGTGCTGAAGCATAGGCCATGCGCATGGTTAGCATCAGGATATGGATCCTGGCCAATGATACATGCGCGTATCTCGCCCGGCTCGAAGTATCGCGCGAATGACAGTATATCTGGAGTCCGCGGGCTGATATTCGTCGGATCTATCTGCTCAAGTGCGTATTGCAATTCTGGTTTTGCGGTCAGTAATAGACGTTTAAATCCAGGCTTGACGCCGGCGAACATCTCTGCGACATTCACGTATTTCTTTTCTTCGGCGGTCACGGCTTGTACCGCCGGATGCTCACTCTTACTTTCTGTCATGTCGAAAATCGTTTGCGCGCTTCGTATGGTTCGCGAGTGTATATTCGTAAACCTTTCAAATTTGAAATGATTTATGTACTATAGCGAATCATCAATTACGGCATGCATGTATCTGAACAAGATCACTCGCCTGCTGTCATCCATTTGACGAAGCAGGTAGACGCATCTGGACATCAGATGGACGCATTGGCGCATCAGATGGACGCATTAGAAATCAAAGAAAATGCGTCCTGGGATGATGAGACATATGAAGGCGCCTCGGAGAAACCGCCATCTGCCGAACCACGAATTTCAATCATGGACTTCTGGGTGCGGAATGTACCATGTATTCCGTGCGGTGAGTCCAGGCATAAGAAAAATTTCATCCTTGATGAAGAGGCGCCGGGAGTTACACTTAAAAATGCTCTTGGAGAACTAATGCGCCATCAGAGTTCGGCAGTATGGATGTTAAGCGAATTGGAGAATGCGCGCGAGCTATGTTTTACCGGTGATTTCGGGATGACGGCGACCATCAAGACAAATCGATACAAGTTTCAGTCCCCGATTGGATCGGGAAAGACTAAAACTGCGATTGGTTTAATTTTACATTCGCCGCGACCGGCAATTAAACCAATCTATTGGGTTGATACGGAAGCTAGCCGATGGTTGCTACAAGAACGAATTTTCAATCCCGATACAATCATATGGCCGACAGTTATAATTGCGCGATCATCCATTTATTCGCATTGGCACGATCAAATTGCGGAATTTAGTAAGCTGCGCGTTCTTTCTGTTGGTGATTCGAAATCACTCATTTCCTTTGTTCACGCGGCAATGAATAATCTTACGTGGCTCAATGCAACATATGATGTTATTGTGGTTGACTATAAAACAATTTCGGGAAAAACCGACGCGATAACCAATCAATGCGCCGCCATTTATGAAATCAACACAAAAAAGTCAAAGCATCTCGTACCTCTGATGTTCAATACATTAAGTAGAAGATGCTTTGCGCGTGTGATTTATGATGATTCGGAGTTTCATATGAAAGCAGCCGCATTTGAGAATGCGAGCTCGTGTATTTATCTTAGTGCAACACATCAATATGGAACTCTACGAGGAGCATCAAAACTTGTATTACGCACAGAGGACCTCAATAACTTCGAAAAAATGATTGAGTTTCCTACATACACGTTTGACATGGAAACATTCAATAATATGATCACTGTGAGCTTCAATCAACAATTCTTGGAAGATTCTGGCAATCTCGGCATTCCCGATTTAAATCCTAGTGATCCAGCGGCGACCGCTGACATAAAAATGCGGAATATGATGCCGGCAGAACCAGAAGTCTGGCTCTGTCCCATTGTAAATGCAGAAAGCAAGGCGATCGACATCATTGGATGTTTATGTGATGATGCGAAGATCATGGAAAGTGTCAATAGCTTAACAGTAACAAGCTTCGCGGAAGTAATCAAATCATTGATGGCAGGTCGCTTTGAAATATACAAAAATGCCACGCGCTTGGTTTCATATTGGAGTAGTTTTGATCTTTCATCCATATCCAAATTGCCGAAGCCACCTGAGGGGCTTTCTTTCACAGTGGATAACCTGCGACGATGCGAACCAATAATGTTTGCATGGCGCGACATTGCGAATCGCATCACCGACTTAATTTCGGATGAGCAGAAAGTGATTGATAATGAGCGCAAAGTGCTAGAACGAGTCAAAGATTCCCTTGGCGATTCAGATTGCGGTATTTGTCTTGAGGGACTTCGCGGCGATGCGGTCGGCATTATGTTATGCTGCAACAAAATTTTGCACATTAAGTGCATTCTCAAATGGTCTGCGCGGCGATGCCCATTCTGCCGTACAAACTATGGCGTGACCAGCAAAGAGACATTCGCGCCGATGCATCATGAGACTGACTTCTCTATCTTTGCCGAAGCGAAAACTGCAACTCTCGGAATGGAATCGATTCTAAAGGATCCAGGCGCAGGCGGAACAGAAGAGTTGACTAAATTAAGCGTATTGCGCGCAATCTCAACAGGACGATTCGCAGAAATCAAGCGGACACAAATCCGACTCAAGAAACTCGGAACAATAGTTTATGATTCTTCTATCGAGGCAAAATGCGAAGATAAGATCGAACGACTTAAAATCCTCATCTACTCAAGTGCCGATGATACGCTCAAAAAAATAGAGGCCGAGATGCCGATCCAGCATGCGCATCTTACTGCTAGTGCATCGTCAACAGCAGCGAAGATCAAGAAATTTCGCACTAGTGTTGAGCCGTCCGCGATCCTCGCAAATTCATGGCGTGATGCGGCAGGAATAGATTTTAAGACCGCGACTGATGTAGTAATTATGAACTATGTGGATACGTCCGCCGTAGTGCAACAAATGGTTGCGCGCTTGCTCCGAATGGGTAGGGTTTCACGTGCGCGGATTTGGCTAATTTCATTCCAAAATGAATGTGATGCATGGCTAAGATCACATTGCGAGGCACTTGAAGTTCCTAAGTGATCCACTAATTCAATGGCTCATTTGATCTCATGTATTTCTGCCTACATTTTTTACCATACAAAATTTGAAATTCTTTATAATTACAGTTGCGGACGGATAATTGAAGATATGGGTACTGAAATAAAGTATATCAGGACCGAAGCAGGAAAGAATGCCGGGGGTAATGATGATATTGGTCAATTGATGTGTTTGTTGACTGGTCCGATGACTCGTGATGAAATAGAATGTGTACTACGAGAGACGGAAACGTGCGACTTCGCGATCCCAGCAACTATTGCTCAGCATAGATCTATCATCCAAGCTCTTGATACACATTTGCGAGCATGCCTCTCAAATGGCTTAATTAAAGTTTTCAGAGCATCATGAGTAACCTCATACTATTTTTTGCGCTACTGGCATCCATTTAGGTCGTGAGCGTGTATTGGTTCCAACAGACCATCCGCCACGGTATCGATTTTTGGTTGCCTCGGCTTGTCGTCTTTCTTCAAATTCTATCATCAATGCATTGTAAGAATCAGTGATATCATTGATATTGCCGTGCTTTTTTGCCGCGGCATGCTTCAACTTGTTGCGCCAACAACGTAAGCAACTAGGATTGCAAGCCCGTTTATCTGGCATAGAGTCTACAACCGGATATATTATAACACAACAAATGTACTATAATCCCATTATCGATGCGATCATATAAACATCTGTGTTATAATTTTTCGTACAGCGAACACAGGTGATTAATAGTAGCCCTAGTGCATAAAATCTCCTCTTGAATATCGTTGCGCATTTGAGAAATTAGTTCCATTTTTCTGTTATTATCAGGAGTGACTACAGTATTTCTGCCATTTATTTCATCCAGTCGGACACCACACTGAGTCTTCCACTGCGCATTCAAATTTGTATTTTTCTCGTATAATACATCCAGTTCGCATTCAAAATAATATATAAGTATCCAGTATATATTCTTGCTTACTGCTTCCATGACAGAAGTAAATCGGGTTTTGTTATTGAAACTCGTGCTAGACTATATACAGCAGGAATTTTCTTGTGTTGCAAATGCGCGCTCGAAATATTTAAATGATTGGAACGATAGTAAACGGAAAGAGTGTTTTGACAACTCTGGTCAATGGATTCGCATGAAGCAATGTGATTTGGACGATTACATGAACAAATACCAGATTTTCCTAGCAGATAGTATTGAATTTATTACACTAGAAAAACACCTTAAAGAATTGATTAGCATGCAATGATACGAGAAATTTGAAAATTATTGATAATACTATCTCTCGTGCGCCTCATATAATCCGTTCGCAATGGTTACCCCGAAAGGTGTCATTTATGAGCATGAGTGCGAAGAAAAGCTACCAAACGATTACAATTGGAATTGCGAACTTTGCAAACTGCCAACTCCATATAGAGTGACCTCCAAGGTCAATAACAAAGTCTTCGCATGCTGTTCCAAGTGCCGGAAAAAATTAAAGGAGACGCTCTCAAAGAACAAAGTTACAGCATATGCATCGTTCACGTGAGCCAAAAAAATGAAGTGCGATCTATTTTTTTGATTCGATTGCGGCGCGCTCCAAATTTAACACTCGCAAATGCTCAATATAAACACCTTCAAGCATCATTGGCTCGCTGTGAAGACGCTGCGCGCCCAATGTCATAAGACACATCTGCCTCTCTACGCGTAGCAATGTCAGACGTTGTGTAAACCAATCGATTTTCATTTTAACATCGGCCAATTCATCTGTGACGTTCATTTCCGACCAATCCATTCTATACAGCGTATTTTTCATTTTTCAGCATCCGGTTTGCTTTTCGGACATGCTTACGGATTTCGCGCATATGTGATCTACGCACTTGTTTAATAATTTCGGTGACATTAGAAACGTCGCGTCGTGCAGATGCACAGAGCTGTCTAGTATGATTGCATCGCACGAGGCATCCGCGCACCCGAAGAGTATGAAAATACCCAGGATATAAATTACTCGCATCTTTAGCTACTTTCAAACGCTCCAATTGCATAACTAGGGTTTGCTCAACGGCTTCACATTCTTCAATCAGAAATCGATGTATAATCATTAAAATTACATCAATTGACATTGTATTTCGCATGTGAATGCAAGACACGTATATGAGTTGTCAGAAGATATATTTATTGATTGCGCGCATACTCTGCTTGATCAGAACGGATTATCTCCAGCAATAAATTATATGTATCTGTTGTCTGGCCGAGTCTTACGAGTCTGAGCTGCCAGTTGCTGCCAAATTCAGACAAATATCCTCGATATAACTCAAATTCCTCTTCTAGTTCGGATATGTATCGCGGATCGCCGCCGTTCTTTCTTTCATTTATCAATTCCTCCTTTGTCGCTTCCATTTTAATATTCATACGGTTATATTTCTCTTCACTAACGTCGACTGCTGACTTTAGTAAGACGATTTCATCGCGCAAGTCAATAAGAATGAGTGATGCGACAGCTTGGTTTATCATGGATATTGCTGATGCATATATCGGTCGGACCTGATTATTCTTTAACCGATCTTCGTTGTCTTACAAACTCAAATGTATCCTGAGAAATCAATTGTCGCAAGCAGTGAGTTATTCGTATGATCTCGTAACATAATCTGATTTCACCCTCCGAACGTTGCTCGGCTGGTGGAATATTTAAACGTTGTTCTCCATACCATCGCATCATAATTGTAGCGACCGGAATGTTTATTTTCACCGGTAATAGAAAATAAGCGTCATTCATCGCAGCAGGAAAGTAGATATATTAGATGGTCGCGCGTATTTTTAAGTTCTTCTGCATGATCAACACATGCGCGCCACAACATCATAAACCGATCTACATCCTCGCTGAGTTGATAACATCGCATTAGAATACATTCATCATAATCTTCTGCGTCTATTAATTTTTTGACCTCCAATGCACGGATCATGCTTATAAATCCGGATTCTACATATTCGCATGTTTGAAGACGTTGAGATGCCTCTTCTTTTATGAAAGTCATTTCATTTTCTAGATAATCCGTCAATAGCAGAAGAACATCGCGATTTGGCATGGCAGATGAGGATAGGCTATATATCTACATGTGCATTCTCAAATTGGTTTTCTTTTAAAATAATACTATATATGGTTTTATACGACACAAAGAATGCCAATCGGTGTTGTGTATAAAATATATCCATTGGATGTATTAATCACTGAAAAATATGTAGGATCGGCCGAAAACTTTAATAGACGCCACACGGAGCATAAATATAGGTGCAACAATCTATCTGAAAAAACAAAAAATTTCGAATTGTATTCATGCATTTGTTCTCATGGAGGCTGGGAAAGTTGGAAAATGGAACCAATAGAATCCTATGAATATAAAGAAAAATCAGAACTTCGACGCCGCGAAGCATATTGGATAAGAGAATTAAAGGCAAGTTTGAACCTAAGAATACCAGGGCGATCATATGAAGAACGGATGCATGATCAGAGGGATGTAGAAAAATTGCAACAAAAACAATATGCACGCGAAAATAGGACTCCTGCCCAATTGCTCAAAGCGCAATGGATGGAAGACCACGCGGGTGTTGTTGCGATGCACAAACGCAAATATTATGATAAAAATCGAGAAAGTATAGCAAAAAAACAAACAGAAAAAATAGCTTGCGAGTGCGGTGCAATACTTTCTCGCAACAATATTCCACAGCATAGAAACGCAGATAAACATAAGCGTATGATGGCTAAATTGCAGATTGTGTCGCCACAATTGACCAGTCCAGGCGAAAATTCAGTTATTCAACTAGAGCAACCACAGCAGTCAGTTTATGAAATAGATGCATCCTCAAATTGATTGAAAAACCATTTGATGTTACTACCGCGGGCGCGCTCTTTGAGCTCCAAATATAGCAATCGCGCACGAATTTCGCGACATATATTGCCGAGGTTGGCGTCGTCCTTAAGTATCTTAACATCCAATTTTTTTGCAAGCGCGCATAAATATTCCCGAGATCTGCTAGTACAGATGATCCCGCGCTCGATGAGCCGCGCATCCTGATGATGCTTGATTTTTTGCTTCGGGTTCCTTAATCGGAAACGGATGTGCATTCCGCCAGAGGATCGTAGGTCAAAGCCGATAATGATGTCGTTTTCCTTCCACGACGTGTTATATTTACTATACTCCGGTGATGCAAACCAATCGCGCGAGGGATGGTAAAACCGCGCTACTTGATCCATAATGTGGCCGATCGGAATTACATCATCTGTCACAGTTAGGTCGTCGGCTTTGAGCTTCGCGAACCGTAGTTTTGATTTTTCAAGAGATGCATCATATCGCGTTTTTGTGGTATTCGGACACCATGAACATCCAGAGCGTTCGATAGATCGAGCGATATGAATTAACTCGCCTCGATTCTTTTCTGAATACTCTTTCGGCAGCATGCTCTCATATGAGGATTTGCGGTTCACATTGATAATGTCGTCAAAGTCAGAATATATCTGCCTAATAAAGTCGCGCGCGGAGTTCATCCATATGACCATCCCCATTGTATCATAATAATAAAGCATTTGGAAGTAAAATGCATTGTATTCGTTACTCGCGATTGCCTTCGCATTGGTCCACAAATTGAACACATAGCTAATTACCTCTTCAATAAGCATGTTGTGGAAATCATGCCCGTGCATGCAAATTGCATCAGTCATTTCATTGATTGCGCGACCTTTAAATTTTGCGGCAAACGAAGCTTTAAGATCAAGATATCTCTGCTGACTAAGTACCGTCCGGATATATGGCGCGATATTATATGTTTGCGCGACTTCGGGCTCGGGAATGCGATATGGTGCATCCGCAATCACAATTGGCTGTTTCGTAGTTGCATCAAGCGCGAATGCCATGAGATACTCGCCGATCGCAACTATCACCGCAATTGTTGTACCATTTAAAAGGATTCGCTTGTCGTATATGTTCCCAAGAATATCAAATACAGATAGATGCGCAAGTGTAGAAGTACGTGCTTGCGCATCTTCTACTGCCACATCTGATTCTCCAAAATAATCATTCTGCCACATAAGTCTATGCACTGCTACCGAAAATGACGCATATGAGAATAACTTTGTATCGTACTCAAACTCGAACCCGGGCGATTTAACTGCTTCCCAGAGATCATCGCGCTTCCAAACTCGCGAATCCTCCATGAACAATCGTTTTATGATATATGCAATATCGGCGACCTCGCGCTCCTTATAAAACATATCAAATGTCGCAGTAGTCATGGCGGATTCGTCACTATCTGCCACAGCTGGCTCAAACTTCAAATGGCCAAGCCCATCGTCTTTCAAGGCGGGTTCTATAAGTTTGCGGTTGATATTTACATCGACAGCATTTGCATGTATCTCACGCTCTATCTGCTGAATAATAATGTAATCATTGATTTTTTGTACGTACTTATCTTCTTCATAACTTAATGCATTAGGAATCTTAGCAGTGAATATATGAATCGCAACCGTCTGCTTATCCTTTGGCAATAATTGGTGCGAGCCGGCGCGTACTGCGCGCGCGGTAATTTGAAGTAAACTCGGGATATTATCCGGCCTGCTCATAACAAGAACATATCGTGTAGCAATAAGATCATATGCTTCTTTCATCACACGCGAGCCGATGACGATCATTATCTTTCCTCCATCCGTGTTGTCGCTAGAATTATATTTTTCGAGTTGCGCATTTAACGTACGTTTGTCAAGTTCTCCATGAATTATAACATATCGCGCAGGCGTAAATTCGTGCGCGGGTTCTTTCTTAGAATGCTTATCTTCTAGTGCACCACAAAGCGCACATTTTGTATTCGCCCCATGTGGAGATCCGACCGGAGTGAATCCATTTTCTCCAAGAATATTGCCGATCAAGAACACGCCGGTCATATGAATGAATTTATGAAAGATAAAAACTTTCCCGCCGCCGGACGCAAGAATTTCTTCTAAAAGATCTAGCATGCGCGTATATTTACTTGAATACGTTATAATGTTCTCGCGACGTAAAATCGCGCCAGTAATAGTTTTCTCCTTCGCTTGGACGGAAATACCAACTTTTGCTTTCCAACTTGTGTCGGCAAGATCAATAGTCCGAAGGCCGGATGATTTGAATATTGGAATCTCGCCAGTAATATCTTCTGCCGTTTCAATATCAGATGTGGCTACGTGTATTTCTGATTTAGCCACCGCTTCACTAGCTACCGCTTCACTAGCCACCGCTTCGCTAGCCGGCGCGTCATCCGATGTGGTTTCTTCAATAGAAGTTGTATCAATAGATGTTTCACTACTGACAGAATCTGCGCCTCCAGATGATTCATCAATTGTATTTTTTGCCTTTTTGACTTTTTTAAGTCCATCGGCTTTACTCGGCAGAATGGGTTGTTTCTTCGGCGGCCTCGGAAAAACCATATCAAAAATGTATGGATATTCGTGTAACGTCGCGATATCATCTTTAGTACTTAGATATGCGCGAAGCTGTTCTGCTTGCATTTCGCATCGCTCAAACTTTAGATATTTGACTGGTACGTTATTGACAACGATTGGTTCTCCAAAATACATTGCTTTCGGAAAATATTTGGGATTAATGTCAACTAGAAAAGAAACGCGCCCGCGTAAAAGTTTACCGATACGTTGAATCGCGCCAGGCAATGGCTGATCAGTAGAATCAAAGAAATCCGATCGTTTGTATTGAACATCTTTGGTTCCGACTGCGAGATTGAGTACATCAACACTTTCGGTCTGAGAATTTTTAATGAGAGTCCCGGATAGGAATAACGCACGAATATTGTTGCCAAACTCATTTAATATGATTTGAATTGCGATTCCCCAGTTGTTTTTAGCAAGAGAATTATAGACATTGTGGATTTCGTCGCAAATGATGAGGTTATTCTTAAATTGCGAGATATACGCCATATCAATGCCGATAGTATTATTTTCAATACCCGCGCGGATTTCGGCCTCGCTCATATTAGTCGTCATCTGATTACCCATAAAGACTCTATTTGCAAGTTCCCGATATCCGATAAATCGGAAATATCCATTTCCTTTGAAATTTCCGAGCCGGCGCCGTAGCTTAATATAAAACTCCTTATATGTTTTTATATCATTTTCTGCCCCAAGTTGCGCATAGTGTTTGAGTTTCGCTAAATATTCTTGTTCAGCGCGTGTAATAAATCCGAGCTCTGTAAATCTAAATAAATCGCGTTCGAAAATAGCGCGTGTAAATCCAATGATATACACGCATCTATGTTGTTGTTTTGCAATATCGGCCATAGATAAAACTTTATACACTTCAATAAATCGTAGCGCGATTCCAATTGCAGTAACTGTTTTACCTGCACCCATTTCATGATTAAGTATTAATCGTGTCCATGGGGTATCTGGATTCATAAAATTGCTTCCAAATCGTTGATATGATTTAAGGCGCAGCATGCGACCCTTCGCGAGTTCGCGCCGTAGCATATAATATGGCACAACAAGAGAGATCTCGTTTTCATCGCTGTGATATGGCGATTTGAGCTGCACAAATTCCTTGCGCCGGTCTATGTCCTCAATAATCTTCTCATCATCATCTCCAGTATAGACTTCGCTAGATTTATCCTCTAGTTGAGAACCCTGATCCATCGCGGATATGCCTCGACTATATATGTTATGCGCATTTCTGCTGTATGTGTATATATGACCTCTGACATATGAATTATATTGCGCAGATAGCATCTAAAATTGAAAATTAGCTCCTATATTAACTTGTTTGATTGCCAAGCTAACATAACTCGTATTCGAAATGGCAGTGGATGAAAAGGGGTTTGGATCAAACGCGCATTGGTGGAAGCGCCTTAAAAATCCAGACATGCTTAGGCCATATTTGCGAATTGCCGCTAATCTCGGCATTCCTATGGAAATATTGATCGTAGAGAGCCAGGACTATGTTCACGGTGCGCCGATATATCGCGGGCCTATGCATGCGGAATTGCAAAATCCCGTATGGTTTCCATATCTCAAAGACAAAGCAATGTTTCCGAAAGCAGAATACAAGGCCGCGTGCGGCTCGCGATCTCTGCGATTCTACAAGCCGTATAATTCGCCATGCAATATAACTCGCGCAAAAAATGCGATCGCAGAACATCTTTCTGTCAAGGGGATTTCGCTCGGTGCATACATCAATGATGCTGATTTGCTGAAGCCGGATATTCCGCGCAGAGCATACATTAATGAGGCCGATCTCTTGAAGTCGCACTGGTACAACTCGTCCAAATATGATGCTTCGACTTCCGCATTGGCTCGTATATGGGCGGATCCTAGTTATGTTCCTGGGAAACAGCATGAACATTATGATCCAGAAGCAAGTTATACATGGAATAACTGGTCACAAATATGGGAAAAAGGAAATCACATCCGTGACCCATCGGCATATGCCCGATGCATGCCGGAGAAACCGCAGAATGCATATTCTGCACATTATTCTTCACGCGAAAGTGATGTGCATCCATCGACGCACGATGTGCATCCATCGACGCACGATGTGCATCCATCGACGCACGATGTGCATCCCTGGCGTTCTAAATCTGTAGAAGAGCTTCGTGCACGCTCATCTGCCGCTCTTAAGAAACAGGCTCTCATATGGGAAGCGGCGAATACACCTGGCATTAAATGCAGAACTTCTACTGAACAAGTATCAGAAATGATTGACCATCTTGCTGGTCGCAATGAACTTTCTGGACGTAATGAATCATCGGGTCGCGAGATAGATAAGCCGAAGATCGCAGGTCGGCAAGTCCATTGGGATGACACTACACCGAGTAGTCTGTCCGGTGATAGATCTTCCGGGTCAGAAGAAAATGAGGCATTCGGGCCGGTAAGATCGTTGGATAGTGATGACAACGATGATGATTACGATATTTACGATAAAGAAGATCGGATTGACTCCAATCGGCCAAGATATGATCGGCATGATCATGCCGACGATGAAAATCCATACTATTTCGATCGTTCCGCGCACATGAATGTAGAAAATGAGATGTATGATCATGAAATGTCCCGCGCTCGTGGGAAGTATGGCAAAAAAACATAATGTGATATCGTCATTACTTGACAACAATGCGATATGTCAAAGAGTATCGAGTTCCTCTGGGTACTCGAGTCTCGTAAACCATGTCTGATTTTTTTGCGTCTATCGCATGCTTCCACTTATATCTTGCTGAGCCGGTCATGGCGTATGCAGATCCGGCGGCGATCCATCGTTGTATGGCACGTCCTTCTGGACTGAAAAATGTCATTATGATGCCAGCCCCGAGAGAGACGCAGAAGATGGTATGGCCGAATTGCCGCACGTGATCCGTATGCGGCGCGATTCCTTGACCAGGGAGATACTCATTGATGATGAGCTGATCGAAGTCCGCGTTAACTCGGAGGGACTCCGGCACATTCGGATTTCTCAGGATAGAAGGAGTCGGGATCGCGGCGAATATCTCCGGAATCGCATCGCATCTTGTGAGATCGCTCACTTTCGAGTAGTCATATTTATATCCGTAATGGATCACGCGGCGCGATTTTTCTCCGGGCGAGACTCCAACCCAGTTGGGATTTTCTTGTAGCGCCGCGAGCAACGTTTTTTCCATCGGCTCGGAAATGAACCGCGGCCAGTACAGAAGTCCCGGAATTTCCGGATCGGAAGTTGGAATTAATGTTTCTTGCGGCATCAGCGCCAGTGGCGCCGCCATTGTAGCCACCTCCGTCGTTACAGCCGTTTTCTCGTCGCTCATGTTGAGCAGTATAATAGATGCGCGTATTCAATTTTTAAATCAATCCACATCGCATTCTGCTCAATAAAAACAGTGCGCAGACAATAATTGCGCGAAAATTGAAATGACAGAATATAATAATTTGAGAATGCTCAGAACCATAGAGTTGCTGAATGCGCGCTTTCCCGAAGAGGTTTCTAAGTTAATAGTTTCATGCTTCCGATCCGAGAGACGGCGCTATCCGGATATAGCAAGCGCTGGCGAATACGAAACATGCTTGGAAATACCGAAGGATTGTATCAAAGCTGGTCTGCGTGGCGCATGTAGTGGTGGTCATATAAAAATCGTGGATCTTATGATTTCTTATGGCGCATCTGATTTTAATGGCGGGTTATACGAAGCATGCGTTGGCGGCCATATAGAAATAGTGCGATCAATGATCTCTCACGGA